CAAATTCCATGCGTTGGAAAGTGAGTTCGTTATCCGCCATAAGGTCCTGCGACTCCAGCAAGCGTGTTGTAGTAGCTGAAACCGGTCGTTCCTAGCATTGGCTCGCGTATACTAAACCAATTATCGACAAACTCCTTGTCGTTCTTGCGATCACGAATGAGATATTTCGTAAAATCGTCGGCAGCCTTGGCCATTAGGAACTTGAAATCAGGTCCGGCGGCGCGTGGAGCCATGTCCTTGTTTCCTTCTGCCCACTCGTAGGCGAACATGCGCGCTTTAGCGAGGACCAATTCTTCGCTGATGGAGTACGGAAGCGTATCGTTCGGATCGGTCATATCCACACCACGCCGCAAACCATAACATTGATAGACAAATGGTGAGACTGGCTGGCCCCAGAGCTCAAACATCGCATAGCCAAGTGTGGCGGATTGATTGACGGTCCCGGCGCCGCGCGTGTCAGTCTTATAGGCAACCACATGGGTAGGGAACTGATACCACGAGCGCTGCGGATCTTGAGAATCTACCCACTCGCGGCCTCGCGTAACGATCATATCGAGGTACATGGACATGTTGCGCGCTGTCTTAAGTGTCATAAAGTCGCGTACAGGCGCGGTGTAATAGACCTGGTAGACCTGGAAGGTAGAAGTAGTGCTGCCGGGATCGGCGTAGATGCGATCGAGCGTTGCTGCGCCGGTGATGGGATTGTACGCGATGATGTTATAGATGCCGGCGGCGGCTGAGCCACGTAGTTGGCGTTGTGTGATGAGCGAGGTCGGATAGGAAACTTGCGATGCGTTGAGTGCAGCGATCGCGGTCGCATCGAAGGTGAGGGATGCGCTGCCTTGAGTCAGATTAGCTGTACCGGAGGTGACAATCTGAGGCGATATCCATGCCCAGTCGATTAGATTGAACGACCAGAGATTCTTCTCGCGAACCTCCCGCCATGCACGATTGATGAGAGTGAGAGTATAGGACCAGGGGAGCTTAGGAACGGTTCCTCGAAGCTCGGACTGCATGGTTATGAGTGAGATGATGCACCCCCGGCTCCGATTAAAACGCTCGCTTCGGCATACGCGGCTTGGGCATCAGTTTACGCCGCGGTCGAGCGAAATGAGAGTTATTTGCTGGAATCTTGGTGGATAATTTAGACGATAGTTTGGGACCGTTTAGCGGTGGCGTGACGGTTCCTGTATCGAAATGACTGTTAGGCTTGGTCGAGAATGGCGATTTCAATGTGCTGCTCGCCATCGGACTAGACGCACAGTGCGCGGAAACGGAAGCTCAGGCCGGACAGGTCGGAGGCCGCAACGACTTGCGTGCCGAGGACTTGTGACTGGCCATAGAGCGATGCGGTGACGAGCGACCAGTATTGAATGGCCACCGATGGTACCGCATTCCCGTAGCCGCCATAATTGAACACCGGATAGGCTATCACCTTGCCGGTCGTGTCTACCACAGGAGCCATCGATTCAATGCCGCCAATGCCTAGGTCGGAAGCGTTGATAACGTCGCCTCCGGTGGTCGGCGTAGCGAACTGCGTATAGGAGGAAGGACCTGTGTGATCGAATACCTTTTCGATCTTCGCGCCGACTGGCTGGGGATATCCAGCCAGAGGCTGATTGCCCGCAGTAAATGCCATTTAATCCTCCCCTTAGATACGGCCCATGAAGTTGCCGCGAGTCAGGATGACGGTCGATGCTGTGTTCGATACGGGTGCGGCGATTGCAACGCCGAGTTGCGCGGCGAGAGTGACGACGCCAGCCGCAGCACCTACGTCGGCGGACGATGCCAGGGTCGCGCTAACCTTTGCAGTTACCCAGTTGCCAGCCGCGATGGCGGTCAGAGTACCGGAGTCGAATGAGACAGTCGCGATGCCTGCCACCTGGATCCAACCAAAGTTGGTGGAGGTGATGACGTTGATGAGAATTCCCGCGATATAGGTGGGCACGGCGGTGGATGGCTGCGCATCGCCAGTGACGGTGTAGGTCCCGTTGCCGAGGTTCGTGGCTGTCCAGAACGCAATGCGGCCCTTGACCGCAGCTTGCGTGGTCGTGGTGAACCCAACGTACATGTAGACGCCGCCATAGAGCGTGCCAATGACGGTGTCGGAGAGAGCGAGCGCGGTCGCATCGTCAAGGACGATACGATCCCCAGGCTGCGTCGCTGAATAGTTGACCGCAGGCGCGCCAGAGGGTACGGAGACAACTACTCCGCCGGCTGTCGCGTCGTTCACATCGTTCAGGTATTTCGCGGTGAGAGCATCGCACTGCTTTGTGAGCATTCCGCCGGCCATATTTAAGTTCTCCTTTACTTAGAATCGAATATCGTTTGTACCCTGACTAGAAGCCGGCGCCGATCAACTGCCAGTTGTCACGCGGCGAGGTCGTGTATGCATTCAAGGCCGCCTTGAGGAACATGACGATCAAATCCGCGTTGGTTTGCGAACGGATCGGCGGCGTGAAGTTGAAATTGTATTCTGGGTCGGCCGAGGGGCGCAGCTTCCAACCCTTGGCGCGCAGCCAGAAGAACGGTTCACCAGGCTTGCAAGAGGTCACGGATGGGAAGTTCGAGATGGCCGACTGGGTTGCCGAGAGAGTTGGCGTGGTGAAGGTGGATGGCTTGATCGAAGTCGTCTGCGACAGGCCGGACGGGAGGATCGTCCCGTACTTGGTCGAAGGAGCCAGCTTGTCCTCGAAGATCATGCCGTCGAGTACCTTGAGGCCGCTCATGCCGATCGATACGTCCTGCTGCATCTCAAAACGCTGTTTCGGTTCCTGGCGCTCGAGTAGATAGGCGTAGAGAGCTTTGTTGCACAGGCCAATGTCAGGGCGCTGCACGCAGTTGAGATATGCTTCGACGATCTGCTTGTAGGTGATCTGACCTGTGTTGCCGGCCTGGTCGCCTACCCATGTCGGAACTGAGTTCAGCGTGTTGCCAACCACTCCGTTGCGCGACTGGCCACCGTAGGTCGTGAATACGTTGCCATCCCAGGAGGGATTGACACCATCGTTGAGCGCCTCGGAGATTCCGTTGATGTAGATTATGCGGTTGCTGCCAGAGATCGATTGACCGTGGCGATAGAAGTCGATGGCGATGTCGGTGTTGAGCGCCTGAACGGCGTTGGACATGTAGGCATCGACAATCTTCACTTTGACCGCGGGACCGGATCCTTGGACGACATTCGTCTGGAACAGGTTCAAGGGAACTTGCTCGACGTATTCCTTGGGAACGAATGCCGTCGCCGCAAGGATCTGCTTCTGCATGACCGTCACGTCAGAGCCGGGAGCGATCGCGCCGCCGTTCACGCGGTCATACTGGAATGGCGTTTGCATGAGCGTGCCGCCGAGGAACTCATCGAGTGCACCGGAAACGCGGAGCTTGCGCAACCAAGCAGTGTCTACGAAGAAGTTATCGTAGAGGATGTCGTCGCGCAAATCTGCGAGAGTCGTGGCGCTGATCTGGTCGAAAGTCGGGTCCGCGGCGAGCGCCATCGGCCCTGAATAGTCGTACGAATCGCGCTCGACAACTTGCATCGACTCCATGTCGATGACGACGCGAGTACTGATTCGACGGACAGGATATCCAAATTTGTCAGCCACAGTTATTCTCCTTTATCGTTGAGCTAGTTCGCTCGCCCGCCTTGTCCTGACTGCATATCTAAAATTGTCTTGGTGGCGCGTTGTACGCGCTCGTTCGAGCGGTCGCCCACTTCCCACGGTTGCGCTTCGCGGCCTGCCTCGGGACGCTTGGTGAAAGGTGAGGTCGAGGGTGCCAAGGGGCGCAAATCGGGATTGCCGTAGGTCGTAGCCAGACGCTCGCGTTCTTCCTTCGCACCTTGTTCCATCAGGCGCTTCTCATAAGCAGCCTTATCCGCCGATTCACGCGCAGCGCGCGCGGCATCCACGCCATATTTGTTCTTCCAATAGGCTTCTACAGGTTGACGAGCGGCCTGAGCCTCGGCGCGGAGAGCACGGAAGTTGAGTTTCTTGTCGGGGAACAATGCGGAATGTTCAGCGGCAATGTCCTGCGCGAGTGCGATGGCATCGCCTTCTGATTGAGCGATCTGTGTGACCTGATCCATTGTGACGTACTTGGTTGGATCGAATCCTTCGGGCAGGCCAGTCTTCTTTTCTGGTTCAGCTGGCGCGTAGCCCATCGTTTTCGCCACATCGATCAATCCCAGTTCCTGCATCTTGCGAATCGCGGCCTCGGCCTTGGCGCGCTCACCCTTCTCGGCGATGAGTTCGTTCTGCATTTTGGCGTACTCGGGGAGGACTTGTTCGTCGCGCCATTTCTCGTAGGTCGCGCGGTCGTCGGTGCGGGCTTTGTCGGCTGCGGCGACTCGCTCAGTGGCGGCGGTGAGTTCAGCTTGCTGCTTATCGAAGGCCTTGCGTGCAAGAGGCGTGTCGAGGAGAGTGATGTCTTCCTGCGTTGCGCCTAGAGTTTTGAGATGTTCTGCGTATGTCATTGTTCACTTTCCTCCATGGATGGTGGAGTTTCTTTTAGTCGCCTTTCACTATCCAGCTGACGGCGGAGCTTGCGGCTCACCGGGAGTGGATGCTTCCTGCATTGCACCAGACGCTTTTTGTAACCTGTTGAGTATTTCCATAATGTCTTGCGATATCTCAGGCGCCTCTTTGGATAGCATGCGTAGAGCCTGTACTGCTTTGATTAACAGAACCGTCTTTATCTGCCCCGTCGATGGAGTCGCAGGAGCTGGTGCCACCTGTACGGGCTGAGTCGGTCCACCCTGCGGCGGTGGAACGTCTCCACCAGGACTAGGCATGGCCGGAATGGCGCCAGATGCCATTAAACCTTTTTGTGCGGGCCGGACTTCGCGCCCTTTTTAATGGAGCCAGCCATACCTGCACCCATATCGGTCTTGAGCGAGAGTTTCTTCGAGCTGCCGCCAATCTTCGCCATGTTCTGAACCTTGCTGCTGGACTTGCCGTAAGCCATCGAATCACCTCTTCGAGAGTGTGGGACGGGATAAATTCAACCGTCCCCCTTAGTTATTTGCCGCCCTTTTTACCGCCCTTTTTCATTTCCGCCTTCTTGCTGATTTTCACTCGAGTCTCCTATCGATGATGTAAATAGAAAACGGCCCGCGCAAGAGAAGATGGGGGAAGAAGCCATCCTGTCCTACGCGGGCCGCTTGGTACGCGCGCCAATTAAGGCTGCGCCAGTTTGAATCCCGCTAACGGATGTGACTGTACGATGATTACCCTAGTGGTTGTCAAGGAGATTTTAGTTATTTGTTGTCGTCGAAGGATACTTTTTGTTCTTCACGGAAGCGGATGGAGTTCATTGCGCCTTGCGAGAAGTCGATCATCAGGGTTCCGGTGGAGTTGGAATCATTCAAATGCGCGCAGATTTCGGCGAGGGAAGTGGAGGGAAGAAAGCCGCGCTCGCGCACGAGTTTATGATGGTCGATAACAGGAGCTATGGCCGTATGTCCATTTGTATGATTCATTTGGATTGGGTAATGGTCGAGCGGGCCCCGTTGTCTTTCGATACCACACGCGGTGGCGCTACGCCAGTTGTGGGACGACCCTCGGGATTGCCTCCACCCGGAGGAGGTGCGCCGGGAGGTCCGCCAGGTGCCGTGGGAGGAGGAATAAGACCCTCTGACTCTGCAATTTCATGCATGCGCGCGGCGAACTGAATGTCCATTTCCTGTTCGTTCTTGAAGCGTTCCATGACGTCGGAACCGGGAATTGTACCGTAGTTAGGAACGTTGCATGCTTCGGCGATCGTCTGTGAGTCGATCTTGATGCCGGCCTTGCGTAGCTGGATGAGAATGAGCTTCATCTGTGTCTGCGTGATTTCATGCAGAGAGTTGGGGAGTATGAAGAACTCCAGATTGTCGGCGAAGGCTCGTGCGCGTGTGATTTTATCGTGCATGGAGGGGAAGTCTGGATTCTCACCAGGTAAGTGAGAAGGAACAATCTGCGATGGATCATAGTCAAATACTTGCGGAGTCACGCCGTCGATGCCGACGATCTGCATTACGCGAGGTGTCGTGTAGTACTGGAGTACATTGTATTTCGTCATTATACCAAGGTCGCGCATGGGCGGTTCCATCGAACGGGACATGTCTTCGATGATGGGACCGTTGGCTTCGAGGATCTTTTCGATGTCGTCCATGGAACCGACTGCGCGGAGCTTGGCAAGGGCTTGCATGTCAGAGATGGCCATTTGAGAATCGAGGGCGGATTCGAGATATTGAATCATGGCCATCGATTCGGGCGTGATCTTTAAGACCTCGGGCGGTACAACAGGTCGGAAGGGCTCGCCGTCCATGGCAGAGCCGTCATAACCGATACGCGCTCGAGGCATCATGGGATCGAAGGCTTTGGCTTCCTTGGCAGCGACGGCGTTGGAATCGAACGCTAAGGGCATATCTAATTGCGCGGCCGCTTTATCCATATTGCCGCGAGCGAGCTGCTTAATCGCTTCGTTGATCTCGAACCCATCGTTGACCAAAGAGAAGCCAAGTGGTTCCCATGGATATTCGTCAAGAGCAAAGGATACGCCGGGGAACATGCCATGCCAATCGAAGCCGGGTCCGTCATACATGACCACTTGATCAGAGGCGATCATTAAACGGCGGTAAGGGTAGAGACGTGCATCATTTTCGTTGGCTTTACGGTAAGTAGGAGAGCCGGATTTCGGATCGCTGCCGGTGGGAATGTCCTGACCAACGTAGGGAACCGTATACGCCCAGGAGGAACCAGGCTCGCCCATGGGGATGGGATTCTTCGTTGTGTTGATGGAGAGATCGATGATGTAGGTGCGGCGAATCGGCACGAGAAGATCGGAGAGTTGCGGGCCCGTATCACCGCGCGGACCCTTGCCGAAGATGCGCTGCACGATGTTGCCGGTTGCAGCCTTGCGTACACCATCGTTGGCGAACCAATAGCGCGAGGAGGATGGACGCAGGCGAGATTGGAACTTGGGAAACATGCCATGCGCCATCGCAACCGGCATCATGTCGAGAATAGTCATGGCGTAGGCGGATTGGAAGTCGTTGGAAGAGGGAAGTTGCAGAGGAAGGATACATGGGGCGCCGTAGGTGAAAAGTTTGATGTCACCGCGCCCCGTGCCGTACATATCACGGCGATACATCGGCACAACCCAGCCGCGGCAGGTGGCGGCAGCATATTGGAGGGCCTCTTTAATGGAACGGTCGGCGAAGGCGCGCAGATACCACGCGCGCGTAACCTGATTCATCATCAAGGCTTGCGATTTGTAGGCTGCATTCTCAGAGTTGTAACCCCACATGGGACGGAGTTTGGCGAGCGTTCCGGTCACTTCGCGGATGTTGCGCTTGAGACGGTTCGGATTGACCTTGGAACGGTAGGATGCGGCGGCGCCGTAGATGTCATTGCCGGAAATGACGTCGAGAGCACGCTTGTAGTTGCCTGTGCGGAAGCCACGCTGAGATTTCAACCACGCTTCGCCCTCTTCGCAGGCTTCATCGAGCCAGCCGATCTTACGTTCCTCACGAACAGCAGCTGGAGGACATTGCCACTCCTTATTCTCAGGTGAGGATTCGTTCCAGTCGGCCATCAGGCGCTCCTGCCGTTTGCTAAAACTTCAAGGATGTGTTCGCACCAACCGCGCCATGTATATTCAGATAAATTAGCGTTACATTGACAGCCACTCTCGCCACTCTCGCCGCCACAACCACCATCTAAAGGTTGATGATATTTCATCAGTTCAATGAGTTCTTCTTTCGACATTAAAAGTTTACTCGATCCAAATCGACGCGCTCGGAATCCACGGGACGGTCTTTCGGAGTGTCCATTTCACGCGCATGCAGATAAGTGACGAACTCCATGTATTTCGCATGGAACTTATGACGTTTGTCGATATCGTATTTCAGATATTCACGGATGAAGTCTTTTTCATAGGGTAAGGTTTGCGAGGATACCAATGCAGCGTATAGGCGATCACGAACGGCATCGTGGTGTGGCCCGAACACCATCTCGTCATGTAGTACTTCTACGGAACGATCGGCAACCTCTTGCTCGTGAAGTGTTTTATGCAGGCGATCAACTGCGGGAAGCGAATCAGCGCCATCCCGCTCGTAGCCGGGAGGTGTAGGACAACCTGTATAGGGCTCCATGAGCAGCCAACCCTGCGGACGTGTCGGATCAGCGTAATTACGAAAGAAAATAACGGTTTCGATGGTGCCAAACTTGCGTGCGATTCCCATGTGGCTCCTTTGTATACCACTCTATATGTCGATTAGTCCACAAGGACGGTAGTTATCCTTGAGATTGATGAGATGCGCAACGGTCCAACAAACTCGATTGGCGTTCGGTTCGGTCGTGTAGAGTCGGGTGGCTTGGAAGCGCGCGGGCGTATCGATGTACTGCGCCCAGTTGCGGTTAATGTAGTAGAGGAAGGAGTTTTCGTTCCAGAAAGTGATGTGGCGAGGGTCCTGGTAGGCACCGCGGCCGTCGGTGGATGGTACTTGGCACATGAGCCAGCCGCCGGGACGCAACACGCGGGATATTTCCTTCATTGTTTGCATAGGATTTGGCAACATAGCAAGGGAATCTGTCGCGCGAATCACACTTGCGGAACTTTCAGGGAAATCATCTATGGTCCATGTCGCGATATAACCATCTCGTGCGCTAGATTTGCAGCCTATCTCAAGTTTTGGGAACTGGAACTTACTATTCATTTCAGCCCATCTATCTACAATCCGTTCGATGTATTTATCGTAGACTGAATAGACTCCTCTTTGGATATCATCGTTGAAACGTAACCATGAGTTTTGTCCATGAACCCTGTAGACGTAGAGTGGCTTGTCGATGTGCAGCATCTTTGTGGCAAGGTACATGCGACAACAGAGATCGGAGTCATCGAGAATGGTCATGGACTGGTCATAACCACCTATTTGTTGGTAGATGGAGCGGCGGAATGCGCGCAGGTGGTCGGGTCCGTACCAAATGCGCGATACAGATTCAGGGGTTGGCGGGAACGACACAAATTCATCGAGTTTCTTGCCGCGGAAGGTGACCTCACGATATCGCCAGCCGAAGGATTCATCGTAGCGAGGCATCGGATCGAGCGATTCGGTGACATGGAGGGAATTCGAGTAGACGAAGCCGATAGCTTCATCCTCGAAGGCGTGCTGGACCTCGGCGATCGCGGTGGGCATCAGGAGATCATCATGGTCGAGTTCGAGAAGAATGTCTCCAGTGCATTGTTCGCAAGCATAGGATTTCAGTGCGCCGACACGCTCGGGGGATTTGTATAGAACCATTGGCTTGACTCGTGAATCGCCAAAGTTGGTGGGCACGCCACCGTTGTTGTAAGCGATGATCCATTCGTGGAAGTCTTGATCTTTGATGGAATCGTAGGTATCGCGCAGGTAAGCATTGGAATGTGAAGCAGTGTAGATGCTCACACGGTTGCCAGACTTCACCTCGACTAGTACACTGCCGGATGCTCCCATAACCATAATCGAACGCATATCTGGAAACACTTGGTAATTAGGGAATTGCTTGACTAATTGCTCGATGAACACGCCATCACAATCATAGCGATCCAGGTCTGGCCAGCGAGCAATCCCACGCTTGACTAAGATACTTCCAGTGTCCGCTTTCATTATTCCCGGTGGATCATTGAAGAAGTGCTTGCCGAATTGTGGATCGGCATGGTCAATGGGAAAGAGTGCCCAGTCAGATGTGACGCACTTCATGTCTCTCAACACATTGTCATCGGCAAATACGTTGTCGTCATCTAGATGGTAGATGTAATCACCCTTAACTAGAGAGTAGGCGTTATGCCGGCAGGTATGGCCCCAATTGCGATGTGGACGATCGCAACGGATGATGCGGCGTTGCGGATGTTCGATGCGAACGAGGATGTCGGTCGAGAGTTCCGTATCGACCATAATGAGATGTTCCCACGAGCTATTTGTCTGACGATCGACTGACTCGCAGCATTTCAGTAGAGATTCGCGCAGGACGGTTGGTGTGATTATGGAATATCTCACTGAGCACACCAAATCGTATCGCAGGCTACTCGTGCATCGGGGATAAGGCTGCGCACCGCGGCGGCTACTTCTGGGCAACGTGGATCGTTGAAGTCGTGGCCACAAAGGAGTCCGGTCGGGCGCAGGAGAGGTCGCCATGTGAAAATGTCCTCACACACAGAGTTGTAAGAGTGGTCTGCATCGAGAAAGATCATGTCGAAGGTTAGCATGTTCGATTTGAGCAGGCTGGCTGCGGCCTTGGAAGTCATGCGCAGCGCTAGGAGCTTGCCGCCGAGATGGTCGCGCAAATTGTATTGGAACTCTTGCAAGAGCCAGTCAGGACGCGAGTAGAGTTCGAGTTCACGGTCAGCGACGGTCCAGCTGTCTTCATATCCGATCGCATTGTCGTCCCAGGTATCCACGGCGAAGATATGCCCGCGCGTGTTGTCGGCAAGAACTTTCGTTGTGCGGCCACGCCATGAGCCGACTTCCACAATAGAGAAATATCCCTTGGCAGTGTCAGCCAGCCAGGCGAGTTCTTTTTCGCTCATCCATCCAGGGATGCTAGTACTCAAGTGAAATGTCTCCGGTGGATTCCTGTGCGATACCACCAGTGAGGCTGTTTTCCATTTGAATGTGACCTGCGGCTGGCTGAACTGCCCATTTAAAGGTGGCAACGTGCATAATCCAGGCGACAGATGTGGTTAAGGTTGCGAGTCCTTGGTAGGCAGCTCCCACTTGCACGCTACGATCGAACATGCATTGCCCTTCTGCGTTGGTCTGTCGTTTCACAAAGTTGGTTCCCGCACTGACGCTGACACCTAAGTCGTCTTCAATGCAGACAATGAGTTCACAAGGAACGGCTGTAACCGCAGTCAGGTTACTGGTAATGGCTGTACCTGTTCCAGTGTTAGGCGCGGATGGAGAAGCATCGAATGCGCTGGTGGCCATGCCTCCATATTCTGCGACGGATACGCCGCGACCGTTGGTGTTCGATGCGGATTTGGTTAAGGTGACAGTGGTGGCTGATCCTCCGATGATGTTTTGCGCGTACCAGAAGTATTCACGCTGTACAGAGCCCCAGTTGGTGGGATTGCCGGGAAATCCGGTGAAGGTGTCCACTTTATCATCGGCGATGGTCATCGTTTCGGATTGGACGGATAAGCCTCCACTGACCACAAGGAGATTTCCCGCAGCGCTGATTCCGGGGAGAGATGCAGCGACTGTGTTTCCGCTGACAGAAGTGAATACTTGATTGGCAAACTGAACCAGCTCCGCTTCGGTCTGGAAGGTTATGTTCTCGGTGAATTGCACCCAGGTATCACCGTCAGCGGCTGCGGTCTTGCCGCCATAGTCGAGGGTGACGGTTTGGCTGCCACCCATCGTGCCGACGTTGGTGACATACCAGGTGATTACAATGCGGTCGTTGACGCCGATGATGGTGGAGGTGGGGGCAGCATCAGTCCAGTTCTGAACTGCGGCGGAAGTGGTGAGTTCAACGCCCTTAGAAGTATCAGAGATGACGGTTCCGTCTGACCAACGAGAGTGAATGCAACGCATTCCGGCATTGGCGAGGTTGTTCGATTCCAGTGCCCAGCAGTTGTTGGTAATGGTGCCTGAGATGGTGACGGCTGCGGCTAAGGGAGGAGAAATAAACTGGAGGATGGCTCCGCCGGCCGTCTTGGTACATTGAATTTTTGTGCCGGATGCGACGGTATTGGTAATGGAAGTGATGAAGGTGAGAACTTGAGCGGTCACGCTGGCATAGCTGTAAGTTGGATTGGACGCAAATTGATTGGTCAGATTGGCGGAGGACTGGAACTGTTTCATAAAGAGCTTGGTGGCCATTTGTTATCTGGGGAAGTCTGAACTTAACCCACCCTCGATGAGAATAGCGGTGGTGACTGCGCTTCCAGCGATGACAAGCTGCGCTTGTATGGTCTGTCCCACGACAGGCTGCGCGCCGAACTGGAGATATTGCGGTCCTCCAGTGGCGAATCCAGCATCGGCGGTGACGGATGCGATCGGCACGAAGATACCGGAATCGAGACGGTAGAATCCTACCTTCATGGTGAAGTTGGGAGCGACCGTTCCAGTAGGAGTGAAGGTCATGCGGATGATGTCGAAGGGATTGGCTGAGAGAACGAGATTGGGAGAAGCGAATGAGCCGATGGCGAGAGTTTGCGAGGTGCGGGAGAATAGAGTTGTCTTTGCCATCTTTGGTTCTCTCCTTACATTCCTTTGAACATGGCGTTGAACGCTTCGCGGAAGATACGTTTCAGTTCACGGATCTGCTTTTGAATTGTGTTGGTGGTCATGCGATACGCTCCACTTTGAGATAGGAATTGGCGAGGATGGCGGGCGTAACGGTGGCTTGTTTCCCTTGGATCTGGATACCGAATACACTGCCCGCGACGGTATTGGTCGTGAAGACACCATCACATTCCATCCAGCTATTGCCGACCGCACCACCGCCCTGCGCGCCTTGGATGCCAAAGCCAACAGCTAAGTAGGATTGGAATCCTGTGGCGGCGGCAACCGTTCCTTGCGGTCCCATGCTGACTTTTACGTTCATGGCGCTGCCTTGGTGGGCGCCGGATTGCGTGCATTGGAATCCCCACTGGTAGCCTTGGATGCCCACACCTTGCACGCCAATGATGGCATTGAAATGGTAGGTCGCAGATGCAGCGAGCACGGCCGTGGTTTGGCAGCCTTGAATGGAAGTGGGAGTAGTGGCGGTGGCGGAGAACTGAGCGCCTTGCACGAAGAATGCCGCCGATGGAAGATTGAAGTTGGAACCGCTGCGCGCGATGACGAGTTGATCGGAAAGAGTGCCCGGTAAGCCAGAAGACATGGCGGAGATTTTTGTGTCGCCTGCGTTACCGGCGGCTTGTGGTCCTTGCACACCTTGGGCCCCCTGCGCACCCTGAGCACCGGTTGCTCCCTGCACACCTTGCACACCTTGAACTCCCTGTGCGCCGGTCGCTCCCTGTGCTCCTTGTGGACCGGTAGCGGAGAAGCTGGCGGCAGAGTTCGCATTGTTTGTGAGAATCGCGCCCGAGAGTGGTGTGACAGTGTAATCGTAGTAGTTGGTTTGCTGCGAGGCTGCGGTCACGCTGAAAGTTGCGAAAGTCGCGGGCGTGGATTCTTGGAATGTTTCGAGTGTGGTGCCGTTTACAATGAGCGCGAGTGTGGCAGTGAGATCGTTTGTGTTGCGATCTTGGCGGGTGATATAGACGTGCGTGATCGAGCCAAAAGTTGCGTTGTTGAAGCGGATCTGACCGTTATTGGAAGTTGGTGTGGTGGTTGTAGTGCTGAAGGTATAGAGGAGCGAGACTCCTCCGGTAGAACCTTGGCTGCCCTGTGCGCCTTGTACGCCCTGAGCGCCTGTGCTGCCTTGCGCTCCGGTTGCACCTTGCACCCCTGTAGCGCCTTGGGCTCCGGTGGCCCCCTGTGAACCAGTCGCACCTTGAGCGCCCGTTGCGCCCTGCGCGCCAGTACTACCTTGAGCACCCTGCGCGCCAGTTGATCCCGTTGCGCCCTGAGCGCCCGTAGAACCCTGGGCTCCCGTGGACCCTTGCGCCCCTTGAGGTCCAGTTGAACCAGTCGATCCAGTTGCTCCTTGGACTCCCTGTACGCCTTGCGGTCCTTGCGCGCCAGCGGCACCATTCGTACCCTGCGGTCCCTGCGGTCCCTGGGGACCTTGCGTTCCACCGCCGCCGCTGCCGCCCGGTGCGATGTAGTCGGTTATGCCCATTGGATTACTGGATAACCATGGTTACGAGCACGCCATCTCCGGCGTTGTCGGCGTCTACGAGGAGTTTGTAGGGCGACCATACGTTCAGGTTGATGAAGGCGGAGGAGAGGAAGAAAACCGCGCCGGGGACCATGGGTAGGATGAGCGAGCCCATGTCGTCGCGGTTGCCTGAACCGGTGGGCGTCGGTGCAATGAGGATGTACACGTTGCCGGTATTGAGTTGCGTGCCATGCGCTGCGCCGGGTTTCTGAGCGGTGATGATGAACTCTTGACAGCGTGGAGTGTATTCGGCGGAAGTTGTGGAGGTGGGAGCGTCGGGCGCGTTGTCGTTCGTGGGATCTACCAGAGACATGAACGAGACGGGCGTGCCGGGAGTAACGACGGCAATAAAACCGAGCGGCCAGAGAGGGCCATTGGGATTCTTCTGGATGGAGTTGGCCATTAGCGAGTCGCCAAGTAAACAATTTCAAGAAGTTGAACGATCAGGAGCAGATAGGTCATGTATTGGATGTGGACGGGAGCATCCTTGCCGGGAAGGCCCTGATCGCCAGTGAATCCGCGCGGGCCGCGCTCGCCATCCTTGCCCGATATACCTCTGACTCCTGGCATTCCAGGTTCACCACGATCGCCGGCAGGTCCTATCGGTCCAGCGGGACCCGTGGTGACCGTTTCGATCGTGCGAATCTCTTTCGGCTGCGGATAGACGATATTCATGCGTGGAAACTGTATATCACCGACGTCGATTTGTGTAAATGAGATCGTTGAGGGTGAGTTCAGAGGAGTTACGGAGTTGGGATTGGGTGATGACTTGGCCGCGATAGGGTGAGAGGTCTATAGGAGGGGCGGAGACGAGTTCGGTTAGGCGGTTATTAGAGCGCGATGCGAGTTTATCCATGTCATGCGGGCAGAAAATGGCGATGGCGGCCGCGAAGATGCGGTCATCGTGCTCGTCTTCCTCGTGCTCGAGCTTTTCCTTGCCGGTAGCGGTCACGTGGACCTCGAAATGTTTCATTTCGTTGATCAGCCAGGGAGAATTGATCTGCGACCAGTTGTTTTTAGCGCAGGTGATGTAGTTGACAAGAAGAAGTGGGCGTGACCAGGCAGTAGTGAACCAGCCATTGCGGGTCGCCATGCGCTTACTTTTAGCGGGATTCTTACCATCATAACGTGAGAAGCGATTGAAGTTCTTGTAGCCCATTTGTTTCATCTGATTCTGTGCGGTGTCGCCTACAGCGGCTAATTGTTCGATCGAAACCAGAGGTTCTTTCCAACGCGTGACACCTTGCTCCATGTACTGAGCGTAGTAGGCAGCGATGCAGAGGATGAAGGAGAATGCTTCTACGTGGTTCACATAGGGAGAAGCGAACTCAGCGCATTGCTGATCTTGCTGAGTACCCTCGCCGACTGACCAGACGGAGATGACCGTGGAGTCGGCACCCTTGCCTTGCGATGTGTCCACGCCAATGGAGTAGGTAACGCCGGGAGTGGGTGGGTGGAAGACGATTAGCTTACCGGAAGCATCCTCGGGAACGGATTCATTTAAGGGAGTCGAGAATCTCAGTGGAATCAGTTCCCAACGGTAGGTTTCTGCGCGCATGGAGGAGTAGCGAACGGGGATGCGCTCCAAATCATAATCAATGTCGTCCGTGGGAGGTTCGTGAGCGGATTCAATGGACTGGCCGGATAGACCGTATACTCGGTAGTCTCGAATACGATGGTCGTCGAGTAACTGGATCGTCTCGTGTCCGAAGACGGATTCACTGCTGCGTTGGAGCGCTTCTTCATCATCACCTGCCATTTCTTGTAGGAAAATAGACTCGATACCCTTGTTCTTGTGTTCTTCGTGATCGACCTCCCAGAACCATTGCTGATAGGAAGGCATGCGGTATTTATTGTCGGTGGAGAGTTCACCGGTGGCACGCTGGTGGTTGATGAGATGGCGCTCAAGCAGGGGATTGGAACGCACGTAGAGTTCCGCCTTGGCGACATGCTCGCGCGTTTCCTTGGTGGGACGCCAACTTGGTGGAGCAGGATGAGTGCGGCGCCAAGTGGGTGTGGGCCAGATGTCTACGCCGCAGAACCATGGCAGAAAGATAGGGCAGAGACGCGAACGATTGTCTGACCAGTTGGCTTTGGCGTGCCGCCAGGTGTCTGGCCACCAGCCTTTGTCACCCTCGCCGGTGGATTCAAGCACGCCGAATACGCTGGGAGAAGCGTGAACCGCCTTGAATAGAGACGCTTCGATTTGCTGTGCGGCATTGGTGAAAGATGCGCATTCAGAGAGATGGTAGATGGTAGGTGTGGTGCCGCGCGCAATGCCAGAAGTCTGAGCACCGTGCTGGAAGGATACGCCGGATGCGGTGTGGCCGAATACCAACATGCCGCGGTCGGATTCCACTCGACGCGTCGAGTCAGGGCGCAGCCATCGTGGCAGCATGTCGTAGGCGAGGAAGAGCATGTTGCCCATGAGGCCAGTTTTTGTTTGGTCGGCGCTACCGATGATGGCGTTGATGCCGTAGGAGAAGATTACTCTATGAGCAATTAAGAGTTCGATGAGGGTAGAACAGCCCAGCTGGCGCGCCTTGAGGATCATAATCTCGATGGCGGCATCGCGCGATTCAAGGTCGCAGATGATTTCGTAGAGGATGTGCTGGGGAACGCGGAAGGAGAAACGGTGGATGATGTTCTCTTCATCCTTGAGGAAAGCATAGCGGGTGAGAAAGTAGGATGCGTCACACAGGATCAGGACCTGTTCATTGAGCATCCAGTCCGACTCAAACTCGGTGAGGTTCTGCGTGGAAGTAGGCTTGCCGTAAGAGTCGTAAACGTACATGTTCGAGGCAACGAGGTGACGTTCGAAGTCGTCGATCTCGGCGGGAGTGTGAGGCTCGAAGGAACGCTGGTAGATGAGTTCAGCTTCGTGGATGCGCTCTCTTATTTTATTGAGGGCGTACATTTATTCGTCTTCGTCTTCAATGGGAACCATTTCTATTTCGCGGGTGGGAATTGGATCGGTTGGCAGAATTGGATCGGTTGGCATAGGCAGTTCTCGCACAGGGGCCGGCGTAAGGGCGGCGCGGCGCTCATTGAAGCGATCGACAAGAGTGCGGATGGTGCGCTCGGGTGGTGGAGCGGCGACGATAGCATTCTGCACAGTAGGACTGGATTGTGCGTCGGCACGCGCACTGGCTGCTACGTTCACCGTGGTATGCGCACCCCTGGGGGACTCGATAAAGCCGGTAGCTTTGTGCAGGGCCATGCGGTCGGCGATTCCCATGGGAGTTAAGGCCATCTTCACAGTGTGTTGAACGACACCCATATGGGATACCGCGGCAACGATGCGATCACCTTGGGCGCCGATACGCACGGCAGCGGCAGTGACCATCTCGAGTACGCGATGAGGAGCGACGTTGACCGAGAGGCAGAGCGCTTCTATGGGAACGAGTTTACGCTGGCCGGGAGTGAGTTTTTCTCTCGCATTGAGGATACGGCGCGCGTCTGGATCGGGCGATGCGGCAAGGTAATAGAATGGGTCAGAAGGAATGTTCATGGGAGATTCAGCAATGGCGGCACAGATGCGACGCAGGTCAGGCGTTACGCGTGGGGCCTGCTGGACATCGGTGGGCGTGACGAGGAGTTTGGCGAGAGCTTTGTGGTAGAGATCACGGGTAATGGGAGCGCGGCGGTCCATGGATTATGACCACTTCTCTTTCATTAACTCAAAGAATGGACGATCAATGACAACAGGAGCTTCGGCAAGATGATCTTCAGCCATTTCCCATGCTTCTATGTAAATCTTATCTCTCTCAGTGGCGATTCCTTTTTCCACTCGATCATAACAACCTGCAATGACTACCTTCCATAGCTCAAGTTGCCACTCTTTTTCATTGTATTTCATCAGCTTAACCCTATATCTGCGGCCATTCGCTTTATCCAAGCAGAATCAACAAAAAAGGTATCCATCCATACGCCTTCACGAAGCCCTTCCAATGTAGCTGTATTGATTGCATCGAATGTTGATTCGTGGACGGCCGGGATGACAATATCGGATGGAAAACTGAACACACGGAATGGAAATGTGCGCACCGCTGCGGCGGCGGTTATACCGCCTACTGTGAGCGATAAGAATCTGCGTCTATCCATGGCTCAGTTATTTCTTGGATCTGCAAAATCCCATTTGAGATATCTATGTACTCTCACTAGGGCAAAGTTTCTAATCGGCTTACACACCTTAAACATATCAGCTATTTCTGCCCAGAACCTCGTGTAGATATTATAGATCATCAGCTTAACTCAGCTTCCCGTTCCGCACGGTCACGTTCATAGATTTCTTCGGCAGCCTTGGTGTCCATTTGAAAGAACTCAGTGGGACGCGGCTTGCGCACAGTTGTCTTCACTTTGTGATCCGATTCGGCAATGCGTGCGAGGGATTCGGTCGCATCGGCTAGGCGCTCGAGCGCACGTACGCCACGGCGGAAGTAGACAACGGCACGCAGACTGGCGAATAGAGCCATCAGCGCTTCCACTCTGCCAGGGCAGCTTCCGTCACATCATCAATCACAATATCACCCGGATCCACGTTGGCATTGGCGGGATAACGAACCATGTTGATGATGGTTGTGCCGTCTTGCTGAAGGACGGCGACGGGAATGGGTAGGTTGGCGCGCAGTCGCTCCGCATTGGGCGAGGAAATGTTGCGCGAGAGAGAGGTTGCACCTATAGCGGATTCCTCTGATGGCGATGTGAGGGGAGGCGTTTCCACCGCGGCGAGTGGAGGGTTGATAGCAATCTCAGCGGTAGCATGCGGGCGCGAAACGATGTGAGATTCCGAGCGCGGGTGATGTGGGTTATCGATGTAGAGAGCGAGGGTGAGGCGGTAACCCATACGGCCGTAGGCGACATAATCGGAGAGCATGCCCTCAGCAGCGAGCAGAGTGTCGCAGTCGGCACGGATGAGTTGCTTGACTTCACCTCCGCTTAGAGCGGTGTTGGCGATGCGTTCGTTATTGGTTGGCATTGTGCGATTTTCCCTTTCACTTTGCGGATTCTACCATGCTCGGCATACATGATGCGGCGCTTGACGGCCCAGTCGAGTTCGTGTTGGAACTCTTCATCGGAGATGGTGGGCGAGTCGAGATCGAAACGGAAGATAGTTTTCTGACGGATGTCGGCGCGCGTAAGGGCAATGATGCGCTGGGCATGGAGCTCACGCAGGGCGTGGAGATGGGCGGTGGGATCGTGGAAGCGGCGCGCATGGGCAGTGCAGATGGCACGCCAGCAATGCTCCCAACGATTGGAGATGAGCAAACGCAGGGACCAGGAACAGTTAGTCGCTGCGATCGGTATCGTCGGGTAGGTCGTCGGAGAGGGGATCTGGGACGTCGGGAAGGTCGGACGGTCGTTCTTCCATGCGCGCATCCCACCCTTCGACGACGGTTTCAATGTTGACGGGCTCATCAGTAACCTCGGTTGGGGATTCTACGTTCTGGATATAAGCAGGTGGATTGGAATATAGCTGGCCAGGTCCGAATGATTCAGGCTGTGCAGGCGGCTCATCAGAAACTCCACCAATGCGAATAATTTCCTCGGCGATTAGACGATTGCCTTCTTTTATTGCGCTTTTCATATATTCATCACTGAAACTGGATGAATGTTCCGGTTGCGGCGGTTCCTGTGAGAGTTGGCGCAAGCGTTCGGCAAGCGGTCGCGCGGGTGACGAATAGAGATGATACTCGTACGTAGGCGCCGGCAAGGGTACGGATGGAGCTGGTAGAGGAGGTAGAGATGCTGCCGAAGCAGCAAGGTTAGCCGGCGCGCGCGCCGCGGGCGCATTTCCCAGTCGCGGCAGGTCCAGCGGTGGAAGCTGCGATGGCCCAGGCTGAGTGGGAACCTCGACAGGTGTGGCAAAATAGACACGTTTATTAGGAGTCCCAGGAGGACGACCTCGAGGGCGCCCAGTTGGCTTGTACCAAGATTTGGCAGGCTTATCCTCTGGATGGCGATCGCGCATGGTGCGCGGCGCTTTGAACCAGCATGGTGATTTGCAACGTTGGCAGCGAGTAGGCGGAAGGGAGCCACCTTGCCAGCGATGATGGCAGCGTAAGCATTTCCATTCCGTCCGCGCATCCTTCGAGATGCCGAGTTTATATTCAATGCTGGCGATGTCACGGGTAATGGACGCTTGGTGCGTCTTTAGAGTAGTCAATCTATCGTAAAGGTATGTGTAATCAGTTGATTGCGGCGGTTCCGTGGACGCTTCCGGCTCCATGCCGGTCAGCTCCTGCACAATGCAATCGATCGGATCCACCTCGTTATTCATAATCCATATTATATACACTATCAATTAAGGAAAGTCAATATTGAATGTGAAAAAATATACAGAAAAATGTAAAAAAATAAAAAATGAGCGCACAGGGAAATAGCACGTCTCCGTCATCACTCTCTATGGGATACGGACAACTCAGCGACTATGCTGGCCTATGCGCGGACAGCGCCTACCGTTAGCCTATTAATGAGCATTGTCGGCGCAGTGAGCGCGTGTATGCGTAGGCGCATTGAGCGCGTGATCCCGAGTGTAGGTATGTGCTCCTCGTCGCCAGTTCACATGCGCGGACAATGTACTCGGACTATGCGCCACCACATACGGTAGAACTACCATATATGGTGGATGTAACGAAACTATCCCATCTGGGTAGTTATGTAACATCGGACCACTATGGAAATGTTTTTCTCTTTGGTAACCTTTCTACCCATATGCGTATCTCTAAGCACGTCGCATTCCAACTATATTCTCTATAACATCAATTAACTATTGACAAGAATAATGCATAATGGCAGAATCGCACTGTCAGCATATGGCAGACATAGTAGTCAATCTGAACTGGAGGGTAACAAGATGCAAACGAAACAGACAGTAAAGGATGTGACAGTGTTCGTGGCTGCATGCTGGTGGCGCGACAATGATCCATTCACGCGCATTGTCGGCAATGACGCGCACAAGGTCCGTACGGCCGCTATGTCGGCTATGCGCGATGCGGCTAAGGATGCCCTGCAAGGCGATTCCGATGAAGATACCACGATTGAAACCTACCTTGACGAACTGTGTTGGTCTGGTGTTCACCAGTTCAGCCTAACCGACCTTGTCAAAGATTCTGAAATACCACAATTGCAGCCGGATTATGACGAGCTCGTGTCTGGCGATAAGGACGCCATTCTTTACCTGTCCTGAGTCTACTGCTAGAGCGCATCCGCGTGGTGCGCTCAGTGGAGTAGATTCAAATTGAACTGGAGGGAACGCAATGGAAACGCTAAAGCACACATTGCCTAAATATCTCAGTGGTCTATGTTCTATGTGTATGTTCGGCACACGGGATTCCAAGTCCTGTGAGAAGTGTGGCGAGACAGTTTGCATGCACATCTATCGTTCGCACCACGGGAAGTATTGTAAGAATCCAGTACAGCGTGTCGAATACGTGCCCGATGGCGTGGTGCGGCCATGAATACACTTGTCGCATTCCAACAAGCTCATGCCCGCTTACTTGAAGCGCAGAGGCAAGCTCTAGTTATTCAAGGGTTGATCTACTGTCTGTGCGGTGAATTGTTCCCTAGCGGGAAGATTGACCGTTACCTTGGAATGACTGTGCATTATGCCAATAATCGTTGCAGTCAGTGTGCCGATGGCGTGGCCAAGGATGGTGCACAGTGAATACTCCCAAACTAGGACGTACGCAGCGTGAAGTATTCGAGCAAGCCAAGGCCGCACTAAAACTCTTTGAGGCTGAACACGGCAACAAGTATACGTATTCTGATTCCAAGGCCGCACGTGCGCGGAACAACCAACGCGCTAAGTTACAGGATGCTGTAGCGTCTGCGTATTGGACCGATGAAATGGAGGCCGCAAATGGACAATACAAGTGAACATGCTGCTTATGATGCGAATGTTAAAGAGGGAAAGTCACTAGGACGTACGCGACAGGCGAAAGCACGCAAGGTGCGCTTTACGCTAGTCGAAGAAGAATGCTGTTCGTACTACGTGGTGTCCGCTCGCCGTAAGACCACTGGCAAGTTTGAGCGTATTGGAGTCTGCCATCCGGCTGCGCGTGCGGATGTGTCCAATGGCAAGTATGAATTGATTCAGTGGGATTAGTCCCGCGCATTCTGCCCGCTACGGTGGGCAGACTAGGCTGGATTGATGGCCTAACTCGAATTGGAGGGCACGAACATGGACATACCCAAAGGACAGATTAGTTGGCTGGTAGGACGTATGCACGTTTCAACGTCCGATAATGCGGTGCGGGCCGATATTCGCAAACGATGCACCGCTCCCATGTGGACAGAGGAAAAGATTGTTGAGGCTGAACTGTACGCGCTGTCAGTGTTTCACGAGGATCAAGATTTGTATCGGGATGTGGTCAACGGGAATATTGGACGCGAACGATAGGCTGGATTAACTGGCCGATTGGGAGGGATGGAACATGCAATCTGTAGGACACAAAGCACACATCGCGCAGCACATTAGTCACAATAACTGCCCGGAATGTCGCGCTGATAACGAACGTCAGTTTGTGCGACTGACGCCGTGGCGCGAATACCAGCTTGTAGGCGATTACCTTTCCTATGTGAAACCACGTTTGCAAGCGTGCGCTGTAGACAGTTCAACGGACGCAAAAGTCTGGTATCGCCAATTCCGCAAAGCACTACACATCCGTATTAGCTTGCGTGTTCCCATTGCCGGCAGAAAACAATGTGACAGTTACCTAGAACGCATCGCGCAGTTTCGCAATCGCGGTACGGGCGCGTGGGGATGCCACGATGCAAGCTATCTGCGTCAGTTCACACAACGTGGAGCCTCGTGCCTAGATCAATGAAAGTTAAACCGCCATTTCGCTATACGTTCTGGCGTGTGACGAGCAAGCACGGCCACGCGGAATTATCGAATACCCATAGGCCAATTGCAAGGATTGACAATGGAAAAATGTATAGCTTGGTGACAGAAAGTGTAGACATCATTCAATCTAAATTTGAAAAGGCAATGGCTGAGTGTGAAGAGAATTATAAAGCTGCGTGCCGAAAGTTAGAAGATTGGTTTAACACGGACGTACTGGCTGAAATCGAAGCTCGCAAGGATAAGAAGGATTGACATCTACCGCAACCCGCGCGGGGAAGACGGGATGCACGATAGGAGATGCGACATGACTAAGAAACACTTTATTGCGCTGGCGGATCGAATTAAAGATGCAAACAGAACTGCCGAAAATGATTCTACAATGAAGGGATACCGTTTCAGCCTGCAAAACATCAACGTGCTGGCCGACTTCTGCCAGTCGCAGAACCCACGTTTCAACCGCAAACGCTGGCTGGCCTACATCGCTGGTGAGTGTGGGCCGAATGGCGGGAAGGTGACGCGATGAGCGAACGAAGCGGAAGCAACGGAGCGCAATCTGTCCGCGTACGTTTCCTGCTGTGGGCTGCGTGGGGTGTGAGCGTGGCTATTCTAGGATGGGGGTTAATGCGATGACATATCCAAAAGAACGTGATCCCTGGAGGAAGCCATGAACAGTCAAGACGATCCGCGCGTCACAATCGAAGAACGGTGGACTAAAAGGGAAGATGGCACCGTATTTCGCAAATGGCGCGTCAATGGTGGCATTTGGCACATCGAAGAAACTGCCTTATCTGACATTCCCTTTGCTCGAATGGAGGATAGCCATGAATGACGATCCGCATATTCAACAGTTGCAGGACTGGAGCCAAGTCAATGAGCCGGAACCATGCGAGCGGGAGCTGGCCGAGCTGGACGCAGCGATAACGGAAGCTGAAAAACTCACAGGGCATGAGGCGACACTGTATCGTGTGCGGCAGCTGCACGCGCAGATGATTAGAGACATGCTCAACGAGGGTAAGCCATGAGTCGAAACAACTTCATTGCAGGATTGCGGGACCTGGCGGACTTCCTGGAATCTAATCCTGACTTCTACGTTCCACCCAAGAATAAAACAATTACCTTTCTACGTGGGGCCAAGGTACCCACATCTGAAATTGGCGACCACGCAAAAATGCTCGGTAAGTGCCGCAAGATTAACAAGCGCAATACCATTGGGCTGGAGCGTAAATTCGGTCCTATCACCTTGAAAGTTGAGTGGTGGCATTATCAGGTGTGCACGCGCGTTAAAACAGGAACCCGCGAGGTTGTGGATCGGGAATACTGGAAGGCTCCCACGATCACGCGAACGGAAACAGAGTATAAATGGGTGTGTCCTACATCGTTTGTGAAGGCTTGCTGCGAGGGTGAATCATGAAACCTATTCCCATCAATCGTAAAGTGATGACGCTATCCGAAATGGACTTCCTTGTCCTGCTGCTGGGGGCAGCGCGTAACCAAGCCGCACGTAGCTTGGACTTCTCTGTGGCGCAGGCGATTGACGATGAAGTGCACGCTATCGTCGCGCGGATGGTGGCGAAGGAATAAGCCATGAATCGTGAAGAAGAACGCAGGATCATAGAACGTGGTCGCAAGATTATGAGAGACAATGGATTTGGAGATGTTTTGACTCCATTAACTGTGCCAAGAGAGGAAGGTCACACAATGATCGAATACGAACTGGAACTGGAAGATCGAGAAGAACGCGAGCTGCGCCTCGAATATGAACGCGAATACGAGCAGCGGGCGATCCGCCGGCGGTTGTGGTGGTATAGGCATGGAGCAGCCATTCAGGAGACTGCCTGGGTGGTCGGCGCGCTGGTAATGCTGGCAGGGGCTGTCTATTTCGTTCTATCAGGCTATAGGGGCCCATTAGGCTATTAGAGCCTCTCAGAGCGTTCGCTGGGTCCGGTAGCCACTTTGTACTGGCAGGCGCCCAGCGGATGTGCTGGCGGGCACCCTAGCGTGCCTGGTGATATGCGTACGGCGGTGCGCTTCCGCGAGTAGCGCATCCAGCTCCCATTCGGCCGGGGGATGGAACGGTGGGACCGACCGCGGCGGGCGCGTCGAGCATTGGCACAGGACGAGCGTACAGCCATCGTGATCGTGCAGAGCAAGCAGGTGAGGACAGTTTGGACAGGTCATCGGATGGGATGCCTCCATCTGAGAGGATATGCAAGGTAGGCAGGTAAACGCAATACAGGTAATGCCCGTTATTGGTGCAATCAAGTGAAGAGGAGGTAAATCATGCTGGTGTTCATCGTATTCGGTGTGCTGGGAGTGCTGTTGTTCGCGGTCTATAAACCTGTACTGGGCAGCCTGTGCTGGCTGATCGCACTGCTCGGCCTCGTGGCGGCACTATGAGCAGCCGACAGATCGCCCGCTTCCTTTTATGGACGGCAGTGCTCACAATTTTCAGTCTCATTGCCCTCATTTTTGAAACCATCATTTAGGGCGCGGACCTCAGCCCCCTTTCCTATATAGGGGGAATTATTCTGTGCTCCGCGCCCTTCTATCTATCTCATAATAATAGGCATCTTAAGGCGCGGACCACCCTAGTACCAGTTCCTGTGCTCCGCGCCGTAGTACCGCGTAAGAAAAGCGAATACTTTTTACCCCCCAATTACCCACTCGCAAAACTCGGTTTTGAGGGTGTCGGTATTCACTTTCAGGTAGAGGGGATGAATGGGCTTGCCGCGGCGAAGGGTAAAATCTACCCGGATCTGACCCTTGGGAATGTTCTTGCCGGAGGGACGAATCATAATGAAGGTGTCACCCTTACCGTAGATCGCGGAGGATCCTCGGAGGTTGTCGGGGCCGATCCGGTCGGAATCCTTCTGTGGCTTCGCAGTGTGATGGCTGATCATGCTGCCAAACTCGAACCGCTCGCGCAGCCAGTCAAGCCCATGCATCGCGCGACTCATGTCCTGGGCGCTGTTCTCATCCCCGGTATGGAACTCAATTAAGGGATCGAAGGCCACTACATCTGGCGATACGCTGTCAATCAACTTGGCGATGTGATCACGGCCGGGAATGGTGTCGAGCTGCATCGAGTGGTCACAACTGTGGGTGAATATCTTTTCCAGGCATAAGGTCCGCTCGGGAGAAGGAAGGGTTGCCAGTAGTTGCCGGAATCGTATTTGCAGGTCGTATTCGCCTATTTCCTGCTCCAGCATGAGAACTCGCTTGCTGCCATTGACCAGGAACGTGGGAGTCCGCTCCTTTTCCCGTACCGCCTTGGTAACGCCAAATAAGGGCGTCCCTGTCGCCAGGTGGTAGCAAAATGAGTTGAAGATGAAACTCTTATAGGACTTGGGAGGGCCGGCGAGGATCATCAGAGAGCCCTTGTTGAGCAATCCACAACTGATGATGGCATTTATGTTCTCATCGAATGTCTTATTGAGGAGCTGCTGGAGGGAAATCGGTAGGTTGCGCTTGATGCCACCAGCCACAACTTGCAGTGCTGGCGTTGATTTAGGCTCATCCAATGGAACTCTCCCGCGAAAGAGTGAAGGCGGGAGCGTTCGCGGCGCCCCCGCCCCTTTGCGACCGCACGTTGATACCGGGAACACTCTACACCCTATCCAAGGCTTGTCAACAGACAAAATGGACTAACGTTATGTACTAATACTCAATGTTTATGCGGCTATCAGCAGTTATCCACAGCTATCTCAACTATTTTCCTATTTTCCTGTTATTCCCCTTGACAGATATTCTTGTCTAGGCGTATAACTCTCCCCGTATGGTGAAACCACAATATCTGAAAGCGTTAAGAACTCGCAGGGACATGCGGCGCGCGCTTGGGTTGTGCATCTTCTGTGGAGTGAAATCGAAGGGTTCGAGCATGTGCGGTAAGCACCGGAAGATGGAGAGGGAACGAAAGAGGAAGGCGCTGGGGTGCGAACCATGGAAAGCCGGCAAAAGAGGGCGCCCGCCGATCTTATGAACTCTCTCACATTTTTCGTCCTAGGCGTTCCGATCGGTAAAACCTATGGCTTCTCCAAGGGCGGTCATCAGTATATGAAGGCGCATGTGAAACGGTGGGAGAAGACGGTGGCGTTGGCGGCACAGGCGGCCGCGGGAGCGGCATTCCAGCCTTATGAAGGGTTTGTGGAAGAGAGCATGTACTTTAGCTTTCCCATACCGGAATCAAGAATGTGCAAGGTGGTCGGCTTACATCCTGAGAATTGCAAAAAGATCCATCCTGGCGATCTGCATGGGCAGGATCCCGATACCTCCAACCTTGTGAAGTCGGCAGAGGATGCGATCAAGAGGCTGCTGTTCATAGACGATAACAGAGCCATGTTGGGGAGCTGTTCCAAGCATTGGTGTGCGCCGGGGAATGAGGGAGTGGAGATCACGGTGAGGTTTCTATGACCGATTACGCTGCTTCCTTCATGTTGATCTGTCTGGGGATGTTGTTATTTGGATTATGCGTAGTCTTAGTAGCACTAGCAAGGGCTCTATGGAAGGGAAAACTGTGATCTACATCTCGGTGAGGTTCTTATGAAGAAAACGAAAAACTTAATAAACAAGTTACCGGATGGAAGGGTAGAAGTTATCTTTTGCAGACCAGCAATGTTTTCTTTTATGTCCATGTTGGTATTTGGATTTGAATCTTCAACTGAACTTATCGCTAACAATAAAAACCAATGGCTTGGCTATCGTTCAAGTCTACAGTCACACGATGATTTTATAAGACTGGTTTTCGGCAAGGATAAAAAATCAGCCGAGAAAGCAATAGCGGAATCTCATGCGGCAATAGAGAAGAAATGATCTACATCTCTCCATCGCAATTAACCACCTGGGCAAATTGTAGGGAATCTTATCGTCAATCCTACTTACTCGGCCCATCCGCCCATCCTTCCGTATTTATGGCGTTCGGTTCCTGCATTCACCGCATGGCATTCGCTTACTGGGCGGGTTGGGAATACGAGAAGGCTTTCTCTTGGGCGGTACAGCCGGCTCTGTACGATAAAACGGAAGCGGAATGGAAGGTGAAATTTGAAACTGAAGAGTCTCCTTACACTACCGTGGTTTATCCTCATGGCTTGCTGGCTCGTAATTCCTTTCTTGATCGAGCACAACTATCAGCTAAGGAAATCGATAAATGGAACGAACGATTGGATTCATTGGCTAAACTGACGACGCACTACTTTTCACATCATGGAACGGCACATGAAAAATCTAGTTCCACACGCGCTAATGTGAATGAGAAGATCATCCAATTCCGATGCGACCAGAACGATATCGTACTCTGTACCGGCATCATTGACCGCATCTCTGACGGTAAGTTGGTCGACACCAAGACCGTCACTCCCGTATCCCGTGATTGGAAAGTGAAAGAGAAAGAATCCAATATCCGTAAGCCACAGATGAACTTCTACCTCGAATGGTGCCGCAGGAACAAGATTGAGATTGAGAAGGTGATTATCGAAGCGGTAGTGCGGCCGTATAAGGGATCGGAACCTGATCTGGTGGAGCTGGATATAACCGATGCGGTATTCGCTCAGCATGAACGGTTCTTACAGCAAATGAACTGGGCCATATCTGAGATGGTGAATTATATCCAGACAGTGAGGGATGCTGTGCCTTGGCCTATGAATCGGGATGCGTGTGAAGGAAAGTATTCAGCTTGTGACTTCGTATCCATTTGCGATCAGAAAAAGGCTGCGGATGAGTTTGTGAGGGTAGCGTTGTGATTTATCTAGCAACGCCATACACACATAAAGACACGACGATAATGGAAATGCGTTTTAAAGAAACCTGCAAGCTGGTTGGTAAATTAATGGCTGCTGGAGAAGTTGTATTCTCCCCAATAGTTCACATGCACCCAATAGCGGTTGTGTGGGAATTGCCGCGAAATTGGGAGTTTTGGGAAAAGATAGATAGAGAGTTCATATCGGTTTCTAGCAAGGTATTTATAGCAATGATGGATGGATGGAACGAATCTGTTGGTGTTCAAGCAGAAATAAAGATTGCCGTGGAAATGAACAAACCAATTTCTTACATAGAACCTTAAAATGGATACTACAGTTCATTTCAGTTCGGCAACAGATCGATGGGCTACACCAACCGATGTATACGATGGACTGGATGCTGAATTTCATTTCAATTTTGACCCGTGCCCATTAGATGGAACTACAAATGGCCTAGCCACACTGTTTGTTCATTGGAGTGGTAAACGAGCATTCTGCAATCCACCATATGGCCCCGGTATTAAGAATTGGCTACTCCTTGGCCTAGCAGCGGAAGTTGCAGTGTTCTTACTCCCCGCTCGCACAGATACACGCTGGTTCCATGAGATTGTGTTACCAAAGGCTACAGAGATTCGATTCATTAAGGGCCGATTGAAGTTTGGGGATGCAGTTAACTGCGCTCCGTTTCCGAGTATGGTGGTTATATTTGAATTTAATGGAGGAGAGAAATGAAAGTACGCATTGGAAGAGATGAACGATGGCCGGACTACTATGTTGATTTGGAACCAGACGGCGAGATTGAACTTTCCGATGAACTATACCAGCGCCATCTGAAAGCATCGGAAGAATACAATGCGGTTCAATATGAACTGGAGAAACTCGTAGAGGAACGTGCAAAGTGCAATCGGGAAGAGACGATGGCGGCGGCAAAAGAGTTTATGCAACCCGGTAGTTGGAAACGTCCCACCACTGAATCAATCCTTGCGGATTTAAGGAAGGAATCAAAATGACCGATGATGTGAAGGGAATACTGGCAGCGGAGCGTAGCGCACAGACGCAGATGACACAGGATCGTAATCAAGCTCTGCAAGGTATCACCGACTATGAGTTCTCCAATAACTCACCCATGGCCATGGCGACCCTTATGAGCCGTACCATTCAGAATCCTTCTGGAGGGTTCATATCACTCGAGCAGTCCTTGGTGCTGGCTCTCTATTGGAAGGCGACTGGGCTCGAACCGTACAAGGGTGAAATCTACATTCTGCCGAGTGGGAAGATCGGCATCTCGCTCGAGGGGGAGCTCAAGCTGGCAAAGAAGGAAGGTCATAAGCTGGGAGTGCCGCAGTTTAAGCCAGTGGAGCGGCCGTGGCCGGCGGGGATGCTGATGCAGAGGAAAAATCCAGCTAAGGGTGGGACGGATCTAATCGACTTCAAGCTCGACTTTGATCCCGGCATTGAATGCACGATCCTAGTGGACGGGGAGCCTTCCGTTTATACCGCCTGGTTCACTGAGTGGTTCATGCCATATAACCCAAACTGGTGGTCACGGCGCACGCATATGCTCATGGTGCGCGCGGAGTCGCACGCTCTGGCATTCGGTACGGGCATATCCGTTAGCCAGGAAACGGGAGCGGAGAGCCAGCCGGAACCGAAGATTGCAAAGACGGAGGTGGTCGCTCCGAAGAACATTCCACCAACGAGTGCAAATATTTTCAACAAGGCCGCCGATGTTCTTTATCCTAACGCAGAAGACTCGGTGGCCATGCGTCAAGGAAGTAAGTAAAGGTTTCTGCGGGGATCGCCTGCCGTGCTCCTGAATTGTTACCAGGCAACGCGGTTAGAGCTTAAGAAAGTATAGCTGGACGATCCCCGCCATCCATTTCTAGAAGTAAATTCAAATGGAGGTTAGAAAGACAATGGGAAGACGCACAGAAGGCATGGAGCAGCAACCAATTAAACCTTGGAAGCGTGGGTGGTATGCGGCATCGGTCGTACCGGATTACACGCTGCCAAATAATGGCATTACCTTTACCACGCAGGACCGCGCCACCGACAAGCCTGGCATTCATCAGCTGCAAATTTGCCTGGCGGTCGTGGATGCAGATCAGAATCCCCCGGTCAAGTACGTGAACTATTCGGTTTATTACAATGCCGAAGCGTTCTTCGACGATGAGCGCTTGGCGGAGCTCAAGGCCATGGCCGCGCAGTATAAGAACGGCAAGTGGCCGGATGGTCAGGCGCAGAATGAATACATCAAGGCGGGGGAGATCGGATCGCTCGAGAAGGCGCTCAACAAGGATCAGGACTTCCAGAAGTCGGACGGTGGTGGGATTGATGTTTCCACGATCACTGAATCAGCATGCGATGTGCTGTTGAGCATCTTTCGCAAGGATCCTGCCAGTGGTTACACCAAGGAGGTTCCCAAGGATTTGATGGACACTTACTTCGCTACCGGAGAAGGATGGAGCAAATGGTTTTACGGAGTTACCAAGTTTGCTCCATCGGAAACCATGGCGAATAAAGTTCCCAAGAAAGCGAAATCGGCCTAGTCGATCTCGTGGCGGCATCGGAGCTCGTGGGCTCTACTGGAGAGTAACCCACAACCAAGACGATGCCGCCGCGAACCACCTTGCAATGGGACTTGCATTATATCAGGTTTGGAACTCCGCTTGCGTCTTGGGGAATAAACTCCCGCTCATGGGCCGAAGGCCCAGTCTTGAGCGGAATCCCCCGCCGGGAGGCGAATGATGACTTGGATACTCAGTATGTTGTTCCCTTACCGTAAGACATGGGCAGAGGATACGAGAGAACGGATCATAAAGCTGAGAGCGAATGGAGGGAAGCCATGATCGCAAGGGTAATCGCTATTGAAAGTGGGGCCAACTACATCGACAAGCGGCGCAGAGTGCGGCTGTCGATCGAGGGCGCCACCATCGGCTATGCGGAGCTCAAGGTCACTGAGGAAGCGCTGGGAGTGATCGCAGTCAGCCTGGATGATGTGCTGGAAGTTGAGTTCCATTCATTGACCATGCACCAGCGTAGACAGAGAGATGCGGAAAATCAGGTGACTCCAATCTCTCTCATCAATGATACAGGTGAGGCAAATTGAAATGATCCGCCTACTCGCACATGAAGCACAATCCATCGCCGATCTCGTTATCGAATATGAATCTGATCTGTTCGAGCGGGATGTTACCTCAACTGAGGATGACGATGGTACTGTGCATGAACGCGAGAAACTCACTGAACGTTTAGGCAATATCGTTCGTATCGCCGAGTTCACCGAGCGTGTAGGCGCCATCTACGTCCAAGCTGAACGCAGATACCACTTAGAACACGCGCAGTCTCTACTTAAACGCGAAGCCCGCGCTGAACTGGACGCACCACGCATACGCAATGAGCGCATCGCACGCAAGAGGCCATCTATTTCACGGTAAGCACTTGACAGCCACTTGCTGACGGAGATATATTCATTCCATGCCAACACTACGAGATAGCAATCCAAACTTTGAACCGAAGTCAGAACGAATCACGGTAAGGCTCAGCGCTCGCGTGATGACGCGGCTTGATCGTGCGGCGGTAAAGCTGGGACAGTCCCCAGGGGAAGCGGTGCGGTTGATGATCCTGCGGGGAGTGGAGAAGGTAGAGCAAGAGGGAAGGATATTCTGATGAGACTAAGTGATGCAATGGCACTGGGAAGGACGATCGAGGTACCGGGCGATGCCTATTCGTTTGAATCATGCGCTGTCGGTATAGGCATGGCGGCATTTGGAATTGAGAAAGGACATCGGGGTATAGAAGCAACGGAACGATTTCCTTGGCTCGAGGATATAGATCCCAAGAGTCCCAATGAAAGCGAATTTTATAAATCCTTCCGGTGGACGATTAGCAAATGGTACTTCGGTGTTAGTAGGGGAGAAATGACCTTCGATGAACTCATCGACAAAGTTCGTGCTATCGAGCCACCCGAATCAACCACTGAAACAACCATAGAAGATATTCCGATGGTTGAGGCGGCCAAATGAGCGTAGTGGAAGAGCATATCGATCAACTAGTCACCGAGGGCATTGCCGAGGTCTTACGGATGCTCATCGTTGGCCATGCCAGCCGCGGAGAGAAGACCTTGCCAGAGATCAATTTGAAGGTGACGGGATATTGGGTGAAGGAAGTGATCCGTATTGATATCAAATAGGAGACGTTTGTCCAAATGAAACTAAAAGATGAAGCGCTATGGAATAAGGGACTCGCCAACAACACTGATCCTTACGGTCGCGCTGTATTCGACTACGCCAAGGCTTGGGCTGAGTTAATGGAGAAAGAAATAGAGGAAGGTAAGCCTCTAACAGCAATTGCCAAGGATACCTCACACGAGGCCGATACCGAAGGAATCACAGGATTCATGTATGGCTGTGCGGTATCCACGTTGGCAGCTTGCTGGATTTATGGTGAGGACCTTCGCCTCTGGCATAACTTGGATACTCAGATAGGTGATGAAGGAGAACGTGCCAACCAATCTGGAGGAATTCTAAATCCTGCGGTTTTAAATATTAGTAAATAACAAGCTCCCCTACTCCATTCCTATTGGAGTAGAGGTACCGTGTGGGGGCCGAGCGGTGGGAGGCTATCGGCTTCATACTCTCAGGGAGAGCAAATGACATTTGACAATGTGCTGTTTAAGGGTGGTGGCCACATCGGTGGGCACATTCACATAGGTGCCATTACCAGATTGCGGCATCACCACTGGACTGGAACTACCGATAATGTCCCGCGTACGGACGGAACTGGCAGTGGTTTAGAACCTCCGCCGAGTCCGAAAAAGCGTGTGGTCAGCTGGGCGAAGTTCACAGCGAAACAACTCAAGAAGGAAGTCGCAATATTGAAGGATAAATTCAAACGGAAGTGATTCAAGGAGGATTCATGGCAGCACGAGGCAGCAGAATAGGTAGAGTCTGTCAGTTCTTTCGAGAAACCGATATTGATGAAGCACGTGTTGCGCTCACGATCGTGAAAGAGATCATGGAAGCACGTATGGGTGGCAACACAACGAAGATCAAGGACAAAGTGATCCGTAAGAAGCGTCGTACGAAAGCACAAATGGAAGCACAGAGGGTGATGGAAACCGAAGCACCGGGAATGGCTGCAAGCGCATAAGCATGCAATGTCAAATCATTGAAAGGATACTCCCATGGATCTAATCAAAAAGGTTACAGACGCATTCGACAAGATCACGAATAAACAACCAGCTATACCTCCAATCATTATGAGCCCGTATGGACCTGTATCCGAGTCTGCCCGCCGTCAGGCTGCCTACAACATGCGTGATGACTACGCCTTGCGCCTACGTGTCGAACAGCTCATTGCAGATCAGTTCTTTGCGGGGAACCTTGAAAAAGGAATCATCGAAGCTCGCCGCCGTTACCCTGAGGCATTTCAAGATGATGATAAGTCCTAAAAGAATACCCTTAGATCGTAAGGGTATTGAGAAACATTTCAATGCTCGTGTGGCTATTTCTCCCAATGGATGCTGGGAGTGGACTGGCTTACTTGGAAAAACTGGATACGGTAGATTCACTCTCAAACATCGCAAGATATTCTATGCACATCGTGTGGCTTGGTTAGTTATTGCAAGAAGAAGGATTCCAGTAGGTAAGCAGCTAGATCATCTTTGTCGCAATCGACGTTGTGTAAATCCAGATCATTTAGAAGTAGTTACGAGCCGGGAAAATACTATGCGTGGAGAAAACTTTTGCGCTAGGCAAGCAAGGCAGACACATTGCATTCGTGGTCATGCTTTTAATGAGGTGAATACTTACATCAATCCGAATAATGGAGAACGTCACTGCAGAAAATGTGCTTGTATTATTCAGAAGAATCGCCGAAAAAGAATGGGAGATAATGCCGATGCTCGATAAGTTTGGAACAAAGATATCCAAGGGCGCCATGCTCTGGTGGCTCAGCAAGGAACTTCCTGTCCATGTGATCGATGTTATCGAGCCCACACTCGTCAACAACGACAACCCTCCTATGCTCATCCTGGCGATCCGCGTGCCTATTGGAGGTGTCGATCAGCGGCGAGAGGCGGTGCTGGGAGACTTCCTGTGCGTGGTGGATTCAACTGCAAGCGATCAGCTGCTCGATCGGCTAGAGCAGGCGAGAAAACAATGAGCCTGCGAAAATGTTGCGATGTTTGTGACAAGTATATGTACACCAAGGAAGGTGTACCCGAAGAAGGGGCCATCATCGAACAATGTGGAGAAGAGTTATTGCAAAAGTTGGATGATCTTATCCCAGGATTTGATGGCATGTCTGATGATCTAGACATCTGCTCTGAGTGCATCGTTGAGGTCGTGAAAGAGTTGCGTATCCGCGGCAACCGTCCCACGCAATCCAAGAAACCAGATATGGATAACTTAAAGTAAGGAGTATTCGTATGAAATATCTATTGTCTATTGCATTACTCATTATGTTCGCGCCGGCCGCGCATGCCGATCAAATCAATCACATTGAACTCTCTGGTGCCTGGGGCAATCAAGCCACCTTCCAAACGGCCTTCAACTGGGATGTAACCACCGAGAGCCTTGTAGCCGATACCATGACCACACAGGACACAGGCATAGGCGCACTCACGCTGGCATCTATTAGCCCTACCCGTGCCACATGGCTAGGCGACTTGGGCTACCTACAATTTTATCCGCATGACCATGGCATATTCGCGGCATTCGATATGGTGGGCGAGTGGACGACGGGAGCGTTGTTTGAGCTGTGGAAGTACAACGGGGCATTCTACTTTCCCAATGGCAGCGCCACGGCGAGTTCGGGGAGTTTAATCGTCACTGATCCACCGGATGTGCCTGTCTCCACGCCCGAGCCAAGCGAGATTGGGCTAGTGTTGGCTGGACTGGGACTTTTAGCAATACTGTACAAATTGAAAGGAGATACAAATGGACTCACTATTTGAAGTTCATATGTTGAACGAGACAGGCAAGCAGAAGGCCAATGATATTGCTCAGGCATTCGACAACTGTTTGATGGCGATAACATCTTCAACTTTTGGATCGCTCTGCCCTCAAGGGCGTGAGTTGGCCATCGTAAAAACTAAACTAGAGGAAGCCTGCTTCTTCGCCAAAAAGAGCATGGCAAACGTACCGGAAAATCAAGCATGAAGACCAAGTTTAGAATAGGACAAGTAGTCATGGTGCGCGACCAAAGTTCTGAATATCCGGTAAAACTTGTCAAGGAAACGAACATTGGTAATGCAGAAGAAAAGGGCAAGCGATGGTTCGATACTTTGAACCACGTGGAGTACGAAGTCAGAATGCGCCCGCTAACCAAACGCGAAATAGGACGATGATCGTGCTCGGTGGACTGAGTGCGCTAGTCATTTGGAGGAAACGGACATGGTTCTTGTCGTTATATCCTTCGTTATTTTTGCAGCCATGATCGATATAGGGATTTACAACATATACAAGGAATTAAAGCGCATGAACGACCGCGAGGACGACGATGCCAAATCCTGAACCATCCGAGGTAGGCCATGAGTGAATGGGCACATACACGACAGCGGAATGATTTGAAGATTTGTCCATTTTGCGGTACGGCAGCAATCGAACAGGCTCGGTTAGCAGATAACACAACTATGATGCATTGGCGCATTTCTTGCGGGAATCCATTTTGTAATTTGCAGTGCGCGACTAACGTTTGCGCCGACAAATTAAATGCAGAACATTTTTGGGAAGAGCGCGCAGCTTCCCCGGAGACGAAATGACTGAACCATCCGAGGTAGCTGTATGTCCCATGTGTGGCGACGAACGTAAGTCCAACGACGCTCACGAATACCAGTGTCCCCGGTGTGGTGGCTACGGATTCGATTGTTGCGTGGCCGGAAATAATTGTATTTGCGTGAATTGCGAGGAAGATGATGCCAACGAATCCTAACGAGGTAGCTGCGGCGAAGGAACGGTTGAACATAGACCGCACAAGCACAATAGTTCCGTCCAGCGTAGGTGCGGATATAACGACCCTCCTCGCCTCCCACGAAGAACTCACCGCGAAGCTGGCTGAGGCGGATAGTACTTTTAGCGATTTAGAAAAAGTTAACGATGAACTCTTGGCATTGACTGGGAAGATTACAGACGAGCGCGACGAACTCGCACGCCAACTGGCCATCTGCCGTCAAATCCAAGAGAGCGAAGCGAGGTAAGGGATGGAATGGCAATATGGAATCAGACCAGCAGACGGTGGCGATTCAAGAAAACTGGTAACACTGGAACAGGATGGCTTCGTATGGGTCGGTATTCGTCATTGGAACTCGGCAAAAGGTTACTGGGTTAACAACGATAGTCCAGAAACAGCTACGGTTTTAGCTTGGGCAGAATTACCTAAGCCAGCATTGAAAAGATTCATTGGTGGAAAATTGACTTAGCGGACACGCCAGGACGAGAGCGAAGCGGGAGGATTGAAAAAATGAGCGAACCGAAGCTGGATTCATTGGTAGAACGCATCCTTGATGCGCTAGACCAACCAGAAGCATTCAAACTCTGGCAAGACGGGAAGGCTGCCGTAGCACTAACAAACTTTGTTCTTCCAATCATCCAATCGGACTTTGACCGCGAACTCGCCCTGCGCGTGGGGATTGCGCTGGGAGCGGCAGAGAAAATATTAAACGATAAGATTGCCTGTCTTGAACCAGCCATTAACAGCGAAGCAGTATACAGAATTGCGAATTATTCTATGATTGCTCAAGCCATCCACGCCATTCCTCGCGACGCCAGCTTAGTGGAGCAGCATGACGCGGAGATACGGAAGCCGTACGAGTTGGCGCTCGAAAAGTTCCGTAGCATTCTTGCCGATGGTGTAACCGCAATCAAGAAAGTTCTCGACGGGCGTGATTGGCTTGGCGAGAGTCGAGGGCCTTACGAATGGGACGACGACCGTTGGATGAAAGAGTTTGGCGCTGCCGTGGAGGAAATAAGTACGGCGCTAAAGCCACTAGAAACTGAGGCGGCTGATTTATCTATGTGTCCGACAAATTGGGCTGACGTAGTAAAGGCTCGCACCGACACAACATCTAAGGAGAAAGTGGATGCAGAACTCGCCCTACGCGAAGCGGCGTGGCGGGAGGCGGTATGTAGGGTACTAGAGGAAGTATCCGACTTTTCCATTCCACCAGATACGTGCATCAATGCGGATCAAGAGGAAGGCTATCACGACGGAGTTTGTAACTTCTTCAATAAGGCACATCATCGTCTACGCGCACTCCCCTCCTCCACCGAACTGTTGGCGCAGCGCGAGAAGGATGCCGGGGCGCGGGCATATGATTCCGTAATTCATATGTTGCAATCCATGCAAATATGTTGCGTTCCGAACCAAGTTGATAGGGGGGCGGTTATTTCCCAGGTAAGATTGATGCGTGACGATCTACTTAAAGAATCCATTGGGGGTGTCACTTATAGCCCACCTGTTCCTCCAAGAAGCACAGATGTGGCGGCCCCCAGTGGGTATAGTGAAGAGATTCAAAGAGATGGGGAAGGTTCTGGCTAAGCCGCAGGAGTGAAGCTCATACCCAGTCGATTGGAAACTGCTTCCACACTTCATCCACGCCGGCGTCCCGGTAGGTTTGCTGCATCTCATCGGTCGGCTTGGCAGGAACCTCACTCAGCTCGACGTGTGGCGTATCCTTCCAACTAGCACCGCTACGTAATCCGAATGAAGGCGCAAGCGCAACCAGCCTGTCGAATCCTTTACTTGTCCAATCTGCTTTGCCATCTACCAGAAACGTGAAATCGACCGCATAACCTAGAACATGATTCGACTGTGCGCCCTTTGCGTTGGTGTACGTCACGCCGATCTTATTACCGTTCGCATCCCTCCCCTTCTGCCAGATCGCATCCTGATCAGCTACACTGGCAAGCCCCCGCGTGACGCGCGGCGTGAATCCTTCTCCCTCTAGCGCACTGATGAGCTTATGCACCCGATCGGCTAAGACCGGATGCACCAGCTTCAATCGTTCTTCTGTGAAGGGATCCATCTATCCGCGCTGCGCTTCAAGTGCGGGTTTGGTTATCAAGTCAGCGCGATGCTTATCCCATGCATCGATCGCCGCAGAGGTCGCGTCAATAATATCTTGGGGAGCTTTGGACTTGACCAGCTGAGCGAGTAGCGGTTTAGCAAGGGCGAGTGCGAGTTCAATAGCGAGAATCATTAAATTACCCCCTTGAGGTCCGCTGCGGTCTGGTTGTAATTAGCAATAGCAGCCTTGAGTTTATCGGTGGCCTGCTGTAACGCGGGCGTGCCCTTGGCTGGCGGAGTACATGCGCCTCCTGATTCAAATGCAGGACTGGAACAGTAGACCTCGGTCGCGTCAATCAACGTATCCTTGGCAGCGGTGAGCTTGTTATTCGCTAGACAGGGTTGCGCCGTAACCACCTTGCTGATTCCACTCGTGGCATCGAACATGCACTCGGGATGCTGCGAGCGGAATGAAACGAGAGCCGCTTTACTGGTCACGATGATATCGTAGGCATCACGCTCAACTGGGGTACATCCGGTAAGCGCCAGCACACATAGCAGCACTGGCGCTATCAATAAACGCTTCATTGAGTCTCCTTTTATACTACTGGCGTTGGTGTCGGTACGTTGATAACCAGTGTCGCGCTCTGAGCCGTCACCGCGCTCACCGTCAGCGAATCCGATGCGGTCAGGCCGTTCCCATCGTCCGCGCCGGAAATGTTGGCCACGCCGGCCGCGACATACGTTAGCTGTCCACTGGCAGGATCAACCGTCGCCACCGCTGGATTGTCCGACGTATACGTTACCTTCCCCACTGGCGGTACGACAATCCCCCGTCCATTGGGTAGGCTGAATTCAGTGAATACCGCTACTCCAGGATCTTCGTTCAAATGCACTGTGACCGGCATGGGTTCTCCTTTTGAATCGATGAATTTAAGTGTGGCCGAGACTGCGCGATGCTTGCAAACACAATGAGCAATATGTCTGAGGAGACGAACCTCCTCCTCGAGTAGCTGAATGATCTTACGTTCGTACCTGTGATCGAAGAACATATTCCTAGAAGAAACTTGCCAGAACTAAGAAGAACAATCCCAACCCAATTAGCTTGGTACGATATGGTTCTACTGGAGCAGGCCATCCGAATCCAGCGATAGCAAATAGAACTAGGGCAAATACTCGAAAGATCAAATTGAGAGGAGCCCCACCACCTGTGCGTTCAGTCAACTGTAACAATGCGAACATGAATTCTCCTTATACTCTAATCATTCCCAGTAGGTAAAGAATCAGAATGATGATGAGCAAGGTTCCGACTACTCCCGCTCCACCACCCGGCCCCCAGTTGGTATAGCCTAAGCCTCCACCACCGATCAGAAGAATCAGAACGATGAGTAAGATGATCAAATTTATCTCCTAAGATGCGTCAGAATGGGCCCAATAATCTCACGTAAGATCCAGCCGACCGCGCCCAGCGCCATGCCCAGCACGGCACGCTCAATCCACTCCCAGCGACGCTTGCCGCCCTGCAACGTCTCCTCTTTAAACGTATCGGCTGCCTTCTCCACTGCGCGATCCCGCTTAATCTCCTCAACGTCGAGTGAAAGCTGTGCCACTAGATCAATGACTTCATCGAGCCTTCTGGACAACCAGTAAAGCTCCTGAATCTGTGTTGGATCGGACACTAATCGCTGCCCGGCTTTTCGGAAAGGATTCTGGAGTCTGATCGTTGCTGGAGAAATGTGATCTTGTCGTAGATCGTATGGAACAGCTCTAATAGCTGACGGCTCGCTTCGGTATTCTTCCCCTCCAGTATCCTTTCCATCTCCTTCAATTCGTCCTCCGGGTTCCTTTTTAGGGCGTTCTGATTCAAGGCTCATCGCCACCATTCTGAGGGCAATATTTGGGCCAGCTTACCCGCCCTTATTAGATTCACCCAAGGCAGCTTGTGGAACGACAACATTGCCAGAAGCATCGACCCGCGCGGGAATGGAAGGACCAGCGATCGCTGCTGACACAATTCCCGGCTTATTCGTAGTTGCCTGATACACCGTCTCCTGTAAAGCGTACTGGTTGAGCCAGTGCCACCCGCCATGCAGCAAAGTCCAAATGCCAATGTTCATAATGATAAGAGTATGAGTCCCGGTAGATGCGTCCTTCGTCCAAGACCACTCGATCCCAAGCGACACAGCAGCAGCAGCGACGATGCTGACAACTCGATTGAGGGTAGCGCGACCTTGTTCTACGAGAGGAAACCACTTGGCGGATTTGAGCTTCTGCATCAGAAATACAACGACCGCAGACGACGTGAACTGGGTCATCGCCACATTGCTGATATCCATTACCATCCTCCGTGTTCACGTAGATGAGAGCAGCCGAGGATGGCGGCTGCCGCTTAGTTCACTGGATCGTTATCGTAATCTTGCAATGCGTTGCGTCAGTCTTCACGCAGACCATCGTTCCAGCCGGACCTTGAGGACCAGTCGCCCCGGTAGCGCCAATAGGACCTTGCGGACCGATCGGACCTTGTGCTCCCGTGGCACCCGTCGCTCCGGTAGCGCCGGTAGGACCCGTTGGCCCAGCTGGCCCCTGTGGCCCTGGAGGCCCAGGCGGTCCCACCGTTCCACTCGGCACCGTCGCACTGACTGCATTGCTAGGTATGCTATCCCCGGCCGTTGTGACCGCCACCACGGTATACACATACGTGCTGCCAGCAATCACATTGGGATCCGAGTACACTGCGGTGTTAGCGGCTACAGTGGCCAGCACGACCCCATCTCGGCGCACCTTCTGTCCAGTCGTGGTGATCCCGCTAGGCTGCACTCCCAGTGTCCAGCCGATATTCACCGCATGCTGGGCGGAGACTGGAAGGGTATATATAAGAGCTAATATAAGAGCTAGAGTTGCCAACTCAAATGAGCGTCTCAAACCTTAACTCCTTCTACAACATTCTCCTTACGTGTATACAGGCCAATGGTAATTAAATCAACGACTTTCGATGCGCCCACGGCATAACAAGCATCCTGCCAGATGCAGGGTACTAGTCCGTCACAGGCGCCGCGGGACATGGGTATCTCCGTCCAGTCGTACCCTTCCCTCTCCATCGCCCGCATGCGCCGTGCCTCAGCCAACATCTGCCGCACGGTATCCTCACACACGGCATCACTAGGCGCATTCACCGTCACATGATGCACGACGTCATCGATTACCCTATCTCTGATCATCGCCTCAACCCAATCTTCTGGGGTGATATCTCCTGCGTCAGCCAAATACAGTGGCGTCCACTTTTGATAGGACGAGCCGTCCTTATGCTTGAAATGCACGCCGTGGATATTCGCCACACTGGGATGCCGCCAGCCCCGGGCCCACTGGCTTGCACGCCTACCCTTGCGCATCTGCCCAATCTCTATGACATGCAGCATCATCGGCGCCCGCAGCACCGCCATATCCCCAAACGCATGCCAGCCGTGCATCTCCCGTGCCAGCGCATCCTCATTCCATTTGTCCACGGTAATCCAGCGATGTAGCGTGCCTGAATCGTCCATCCATGAGGTTGTCTGCCACGAGGTCAGATCATCCAGAAAGACCACTCCCGCCGGCTTGACCGTAAGCAGCACCAACGTTGCAACCGCGCGCGGTATCGTCTCCAGCATCGCGCACCAATCCTTCGCTACCTGATAGGTATTCGTTCCATACGGCTGATCGAGGCCGGGGTTAGCCGCAGCCTCAAGGAACTGCGTGCGCGCTTCGTCAGCTTCCGCTACCGGATCTCCGCCATTCGATAGCTTATAGATGGCACGAGAGAGGAGCCGATCGAATAGCGTCTTTGGACGATGATGATGGGCATACCAATCTAATTCGATGAGGTGACGGCGGCGGCAATCTTGAAAGTGCGTGAGCGCCGTCGCGGAGAGGATCATGGTTTAGGCGGCGGCAACTGTGCCCATACAGGTGTTCGTGGAATCTGTTTGACTATTGCAGGTGAGGAACTAGGCGCGCCTGCCTGTCCAGCATATTGTCCTTGAAGGACAACTCTCGGACCCGCTACTGGGGTAGGAATATCTGGCGAGTTCTTAAGTGCGAGTAATGCATCTTCAAGGTCTGCACCAGCATTCCCCTTGAATATATTGGCTACTCCAGATGCCCATCCTCTACCTTTCAAACTGACTCCAGCACGAGGGCGAATCTCTAATCGCTGACGTTCAAGCGAGTTCATTCCACTTTCTATTTGCCGATTGATTGCTGACAGAGCTGCATAACGACGTTCGTATCCGGCAACACCTGGTTGATCTAGCGATTGTAGTTTTCCATTTATACTGTCACTGAGAGCGCTATCTAGTCGTTGCAGACTTGCCTTAGTAGCAGACTTCTGCGCGGACACATATGCTGCCTCCGGCCGCGCTGCCGACAACTCTCGTAGATGTGCATTGACTGCTCGTGCAAGTTCCGCAGCATCCTCAATAGGAACCTGCGCGGTAGGATTTCCCGCTAATTTAAGAGCTGCTGCGCGGGCGCCAGAATCAGCCGTCTGTGTTCGTGCGATATACTTAAGCGCTTGCTGCATGACTTGCGGATTTTCAGTCAAACCAATCTGTGCGCCTGCCTTCTTGGCAATGTTAATCTGACCCATATACTCGTTATTGAACATATCCTTCAAGCGCTGGTCAATCGCTTCATTGACCTGTCGAAAGTACATCTCAGGATTTAGGATTCCACCTTTGGTACGTTCAGGAATCGCACCACTCTTAACCATGTTTTGAAGATCCCCAAGTGCTGCGACTACGTTATCCCGATAGTTGGGATTCTCTGATGGGACTGCGCGGAAGATTCCTTCTACTGCACTCTGAATTTTGGGACCAATCATCCAGCCAAGTCCCTTGCCAATCCCTTGCACAGCCAGATCGCCGCCCTTTTGTGCCGCAGCGTATTCCAATCCAGTCGTAGCGGCCTCGTTTAGATTGGCTGGCTCATCTGTCAAGAAAGGCTTTCCGAGTACTCCGGCGGCTGCACCCATACCTGCACCGCCAGGGCCGCCAACAGTCCCACCAACAGTCGCGCCAATCCCTGGGAGGAATCCAGCTTCGTTATTCTTGGCAGATTTTACTTGAGATGGAAAGTCAGGCATTGCAGCGCGAGCCTTCGCACCTGACACCGCCGCACCCATCGTGTCGTACTGGATAGGCGTCGTGCCTAGATCATTGGAATTTAGTACAGGACCACCTGGACGAGCCTGAAACGCACCAGGAGTGCCGGGAGGTTTGGATGACGCAGCGGACTCAACTGCTCCAAGATCCGAAAGATCATCACTAACCGAAGGCTTCGCTCCCAGATCCGACAGATCATCCGTGGTAGCTTGTGGCATTATTGCACCATCGTTGCGCCGCGATCCTTGGCAGCCTGAATCTTCTTAGGATCATTCGGCACATCCCACGCTTTACCCTTGTACATCATTTTCACGGTGCCGCCACTCGTTGCGCCACCCCCAGCAGCAGGCAACGCAGGAATCCTCGGTGCAATCTTCTTGATCCCCGGCTGCGCAGACTCCAGCGTATTCATCTGCTTATTGATCTTGCTAATCTGTCCTTTGGCATATTCCTTGGAAATGGGAAAGTCAGGAGTCATTCCACCGATGGCATCGCGAACCTTATCGGTAGCATTTCCCATACCACCGACGCCACGTAATACCATCATGGATTCCTGCGCAGAAGCCACACTCTGTGCATAATCCTGCTGAGCCTGCGATAAAGTTCCAGCAGCTTGTGATTTGATCCATGACTCAATGGCAGATTTTGGATCGGTGGACCTCATTGCCAAGATCATCTGAGCGCGTTGCGTTCCGGTGAATCCTTCCTCTGGCATATTCTCTACCGCATTGGTAAGTTGATCGATGGCTTGGTGCATTTCTGTAAACTGTCCCCTACGCAACATCAACTTGTCACCCTCGTTGAAATTGGCGGGGTAGTTCTCAGGGTGAGAGATGATGTCCCATGCACTGGCAACGGTAGCGTTTCCGTCCTTGTCGATAATGGGAGTTACGCGATACTTCGCTTGATATTCAGCTCGTGCGCGAGCCGATGAAAGAACACGCTCAGTCAAATCCTGTTGATGACTCTTATAGGAATCCTGTCCAGCCTTGAGCGCAGCTTTAGCCTTCGGTGGCATATCAGGATCGCCATCCACCCATCCCTTTGGACCGATCGATACACCAGTGGGAGCACCACCACCTGGAGGCGATTGCAACTTGGGAATTTCACTGACATCACCGGAGTAGCCAGCCCGATAATTCATATGCTCAATGTCTTTGGCATCAGTCGGACCACCATGCGGACCAATCCCACGCACAATGAACTCTTCGCCAGTGTCCGTGTCATACATCGTCTTGTTAAGTCCCAGGGATGACACAGGCATCATGTTTCCAGTTGCCATGTAATATTGACGTTGTGGCGTGCCTTCTTCTAATCCTGCCGCGTCGGCTTCCGATTTGCGTGTAGTGATAGTCGCAGAAGTCGTTGCAGCAGCCTTGGGAGCAATCTGACGTACTTCCTCGGCTGCTTTGGCAGGTAATGATTCACCCGCGCCTCCCTGCCCCATAATCTCTGCGAACGATGTCGGTGGCGGCATGGGTGGAATCTGCGTATTCGCTACCTGCGGAAGCGGCGCCGCGCCACTCTCAAGCTGTGTGCTGGAAGGCATTGGAGGAATACCGCTTGGCGGTGGAGGCGGTGGTGTGGACGCACCTGCCGCTGGCTGTCCACCCAGAGTATTTGCATGACCATGCAGCGTGTTCACTACCTTATGGAACACATCCAGAATGCGCCCTTGATCCTTGGCCACCGGATCGCTGCCCTTGTGGCCTACCAACTTATCGATCTGATCCTGTGCAGACTGTCGTGCGGCATCGTCGAGTGCCAACTTAGAATAATCTACAGTCCCATCAGGCATCTGACGTCCGTACTTGCTCATGTTAGCGATAAGGCCATTCGCCTGAGCTTCCTGAATAGCGTTCCGGCGCTGGTTATTCGCGCGAACACGTTCCATCAACAGATCGCCTAGAATGCCCATCTAAACCGCCCATCCAAGGAAGTCTTGGAACGCCTTCTGATTATTCGCGGTGGAAGTGTTCCGAATATCCCCAGCCTTGCCGGTAGCTGATGCGCCTAGCCCGAGCGCTTGTAGAGCCTGTGCGATCTCATTTTGTCCCACACTGGCTTGCTCACCGCCTACCTGTGTCCCAACTCCTGCCTGTGCGCCTGCGATCCCGGCATCCTGTGCGCCGATGCCTTCTACCTGTTGGGCCGCGGCCGGACGCGCACCAAATATCAGATTGTCAATCTTCGCCATCGCGTCTTGGTTGGCGTTGACATTCGAGCCCGCATTCCCACCGCCGCGCATCGTCCCCATGTTGGCTTCCATGCGCCGGAAGGCATCAGTCTGTCCAAGGACTTGATTCGTCTCAGGCGCCACCGCCTGCTGTACCGCTGGACGATTGCCGGAAGCCAACCGCTGCCACATGGGAAGCGTAGAGTTCGTGGTATTGCGTGCCTGGTTGAAATTAGCGTTTGCGTTGTTGAGTGTTCCCGACAGTGTGCCGAGTCCAGTGTTCGTGGTCGCAGTGCCAGCAGTATTCAACTCACCAGACCTGTTAATTCCAGTGTTGAATACGTTCTGGAGATTGCCCTCGGCCTGCTTGACTACCTTGGGAGTGCCAATACCTAAGAAGCCTCCGATGATCCACCTCCCAGAACTTCTGTCGTAAACACAGGGGACTCAAGCTTGTGCATGCCGCGGGCCTCGCATAGCTTTGCAGCGGAGGGATTATCCGCCACGACCATCCAGCCGCGTGCATGCGCTTGGACGAACAACTCGAACATATCGTCCGCGAGATGCTCGGCGATGCCCGTCGCGCGCATCGATGGTTTCACCCAGAGAGGACCAGCACTAGGAACGAGTTGAATCACATGGAATCCCAGCAGATGACCTTCCTTATCGAGCGCAACACGAATTGATGTGGTCATGCGGTTCAGAGACATCCATCCCCGAGTGGCCAATATGGACTCAACCAAATCCCACTCTTCATCCGTTGCCGTGGGACCATCAATCCAGCGATATGTGACGTCTTCCATGGTTTATTTCGCAGGTAACGGTGGCGCAACCACAGGCGAAGTGGGCGGATTACTTGGAGTAATCAGCACAAACCTTCGCTTCTTCTCATCCCACTGGGATCCCTTGGGCACCATGCCCTGCAATCGCTGTGTGAGCCCACCGAACTCATCGCTCAACTGTTCACGCTCAGCCACCGATTCCTTCCCATTAGAACTCCCCAGTTCAAGCCGCAGCGCATTCCAATGATCCCAGCCGCGCAGGAAATCTTCGCTGGCGCATTGTTCTTGCAAGGTGCCGACGCATGTAAGGGCTTCTGAATGTACCGATGATTTCATCTTATAAGCATATGCAAACATTCCGATTGTTAGTCCTAGTGCCAGACTGATTATGGTTACGACGTGGATGGATTTCATCGAACCTCCTGCCGGGAGCATACCACATTCACTTGACTCGCCAAATCAATACTCCTGTGCTGCGTGCTTAACCGCCCCCGGTGCGGGCGCGCCACCACTCGGCCGGAATCCCACCATCAGCAGCGACCATAGAAATGTTCCCGGTCCAGACATGGTAAACGTCACCGTGTTCGTTGTGACGGTCGGAGAGAGCTTATATCCATCGTTCAGGCTGCCCGTGGTGGACGTTCCCAGCGCAGTGTAAGGCGATTGAATCAGAAAGTGTTGTCCCGATGTATCGCTAGCGTTGGTCCCATAGATCAGCTCGCCAGGGACCAGTGTCGTCATGGGATTCGACGTAGCTGGAGACACGAGCCCCGAGCCAGTCGTGTTCAGAATGTTATCGTTGCCGAACGATTGCACGCCAGACCATTCCGCAATGTATTGCATGTTCACATCGCAGTTTATCGTGTCAGCACCACTCGACGGTGCCGTACCCGTGTAGACCCAAGTCTGCGCGGCGAATGATCCTCCACCGCCAACCTGCGCGTAGGTGTAGGCAGCCGTAACGATCTGAAATACTGTACCAAGGGTATCGGTGCATACCGCGATCGTGCCAGCGTCAATCGGCCCGCGTGTCACCGTGAGCATGCTTCCCGAGGTGACATTCGAGGTAAACGTGACCGATGTACCAGATGATCCATAGGTCTTGGATTGAATGAGCGTGGGAGTATTCGGCGTTAGGCTTACCTTCAAGCTCGTGGTCAGATTGGCCGTATTTGTTCCGTCAGTCACATGGAACGTGATTGTATTGACTGGCCCAGCCGTTGGCGTGCCTGTGATGCAGCCTGTGCTCGTATTGAGCGACAGCCCACTCTGCAATCCACCTGCGGTGATCGACCATGTGTAGGTGCTCACTCCACCCGTCGCACGCAGGCAATAGTTATAGGCATTGGTAAGCGAGCCATCCGGCAGCGTCGTCGGACTACGGATTACTATCCCGCTAGGCGATTGGAAAGCTACCGCTGCCAGCGTAGCCTGCGCATTGACTGAGCTATCCCAGGTGGTTGTATATACACCGGGAGCGCCTGCGAACTTCATTGCCGATGCAGCTGAGTCCGAAAGGTTATTCATTCCCGTCTGAATGTCCGGCGCATGCACCACGAAACTTCCATTGGTTTGGAATCCACCTGCATGCGTGTAGATGAAATCATCGTTGCGAGTGGTCGTCAGATTTCCTGTGCTGATTGTCACGGGCGCAATAAACGCCGTCACATTGGAATCGTCCACGGTAAGCGTAAGGTCGGTTGGGCGATACTCCGAGCATTGTGTTTGAACAAATCCAGAGGTCGCTAAGGTAAAGGTGATTGTGTCAGCTCCACCTGACGTAGCAACTCCACCATAAACAGCAATACGCACTGAGTGCGATACATCGAATGCCTTCTGCACGTACATTGTGCTGAGCGTGTCCGTGTAGGATGGTGCACTTGTAGCCGTCTCCCAACTCGTGGACACGATGATGATGTCCCCACTGGTTACATTGTTAGGAAATATACAGGTAGTACGTCCAACGGAAGTCTGCACGATGGGAAGATATGGATAGCTCGCACTGACAGGCAGCGCATACAGTCCAACCAATCCGAGGATGAGAAGGAATCGTCTCACTGGATCAACATAGTTACCAGTGCGCCATCCGAAGCCGTATCTGCATCGATGTAATATCGATACGGCGAGAACACATTGCGATTGAGCGCAGCGGCGGTCAGCACGAATGTCTGTCCTGGTTTGATGACTGCGACAATCACGCCCGGATCGTCATAGTTCCCCGACCCTGCGCCCTTCGCTGCGAACCTGACCACGTACGCATTGGCTTGGTTATCGCGCAGGCCGTGCGAGGCGCCGAGGCGAACTCCAGTGAAATTGATTTGATAGGCGCGCGGAGTGTACTCATTCGCGCCAGCCGTACCCGGAGTCGCCGTCGCCGGGTCGTTCACGTTCGTCGCGTCCACCAGCGACATAATATTCACCGGCGTACCGGGAGTTACGACGTTGATAAACCCCAGCGGCCAATCCGGTCCATTGCGGTCTTGCAAAACTGTGTTTGCCATTCGATATCTCCTTGGCTGCTGAGTATACTAAATGAACTCGAATCTCCCTTGTGCTTTCACATAGGTAAGTTTCACGCCATCAATTAGCGTGGAGGTGTCCACTGGCGCCACGCGCAGACCAAGCAACATCGTATCGGTCGGCCCTGATCCGGCCAGCGCGCCCTTCGATTGCGTAGTTCCCTTGACAGTCGTTTGCATCTGCGATTGCAACTCTGCATGCCGATCCTGCAACGCATAGAACTGATCGAGAACCTGCTTGAGTGTGCGCTGCACCGACGCAGGATCCTTCACCTGCTCGCTGGTTGGATACCACCGACTAGATTGGGGCGTTGGCGACATTTGGGCCTCCCAGTCTCTTCATCAACGCATAGGCGTCGGTACGTCCCCACGCGCCTACTCTCACTTCTGAGTCATCCTCGAATATTTGGAATGTCGCGGCGCAGGTCGCTTGGAACTTATAGAGCTGCCCTTTATTGGCGGTGAGCGGGAACAATACCTTCTTGTACAGCCCACCCGTGGATGGCAGCGTGACAATCTGAGGTGACTGCCCATCGTAACTAACAATCGTCAGCGTGATATCCGCGCTGGACACGTACGCAATTACCATCTCGCGGATATGCATATACCCAGACTGACCGTAGGACGTGCCGAACGTCGCCCAGCCGATCGTGCTGGCAGGCTGAATGACAAAGCTGGGATGCCAAGTATTGACCTCTGTAGGGCCGGACTGGCTTCCATAATCATCCGTCCAGGCGAGCATCATTCCAAGGAAATCACTGACCACCACGCCGCCAACGCTTACAGGGCTACGCACGCGGGCAGCACTGGCTGGAACAACGGTCGGTGCGGCTACCGCGAGTCCTAACGACAGTGGAGTAGCTGTAACCGCAGCTTCTGGTGTCAGATCAAGGAAGAAATCGCCCCATTGCTTGGGCGCCCGCAAGTCCCCGCCATCAAACTCGAACGCTGCGATCTTGCAGACGATTCCTCCACCAAGGTCATTCGTGTTTGATTGTTGCTTCGAGATGACCCCACCGACGTTCGCCATGACCAACTCATCGTATCGAATGGTAGAGGTGAGCAATGTCCCCGCAGGCTGCGGTGGGTGATAGAACGCCGTCACCTTTGGCGTGTACTCATCAACCGACCAAGCCATCTGCGGCATGTCCAGCACAAGCTGGCGATATATTCCCTCTGAGTCCTGATAGGTTGCGTAGAGATAAGAGTTCGCATACGCCAGCCGGAAAGTCCCAGCGCGAGAGTAGTCCGGTGCGTGCAGCGTCACGCCGTTGTAGATGATGTCCTTACCTGGGACGCCATCATGCGGGAACAGATTGTAGAGATCCCCATCCGTCAACGATGCCTTCGTGGAAGATTGAATCGAATCCTTCGCCCACCAGAAGATTGATTGTCCATCGGTGCAATGCCCCAGTGGTGCGGCGAGCCCCCGCGTAAATGGCTGCTGCACAACCGCGTATCGCTGAGCTTCATTGTTAGGCTGCGGATACAACGCCCACCAACGCTCTGGTGATCCGACGAATGCCAGTCCATCGATAACCTCTCCGCCGAGCAGTGGTTCAGATGGAGGCGTGATTTCAATGTTGTACTTATCGGGAGCTGAGTCAGGAATATAGTTCTTCGAGAAATAGAGTGTTCCCAGCCGCAGCGGATCCCCGCAAGCGAATACAGTTCCTGATGCATCCTGCCCAAACATATATGGCAGCTTCTGATTGGCGATGATCGGCTCTTGGATGTTGTAGAGCAATCCAGTGCTCGAGCCTGCGTTCTCTGCGAACTGCAATAGGTACTGTCCACCAGCCAGGGACGTCGGACGATTATAGAGTGTGTAGGCGTTCAAGCTGCCGATACGAACTAGCGTGCCAGGGAGATAGCTCAAAATATTGTTCGATGGATTGGAAGGAACGACAATCGCCGTGGTTCCCGTGACGGAGATGGCGCTGCCATTGTTCGGCAGGTCGATGCTCGGCCATGGCTCGAGGTTATCGAAGTCCAGCGCTTCCCCAGCCTCTGCGGCCGCATCGTCATAGTTATCAACAAACTGAGTGTTCGTACTGGGCGTTGAACCAATATATCGGAATGATGTAACCGCACCACCATAGCGGAAGATGTCCCAAGTATCGATCTGTGGATCATAGGAAGCCGAGGGTAGAATGACGATGCATTGTTGGCGGCGAGGGTTAATCCCATAACGCGATACCGGAGAGGGATTCCCACGCACGCCCGTCACCGAAGACCGCGGCCGCACGCGATACTGCAATGGCGCGCCAATATCCCCGACATCTGGCTGGCCTGTACCAAACACGATCCCTGCTGCCTGTAATACGTTGATGGTCCCGGCAGCATTCCATAGAATCTGCGTCGCGTTCATCGTACGCAGAGATTTCGTCTGATCGTTGCCTACACGGGTAAGCGCGGATATAGGAAAGACAACCTGTGACCATTGCGTGGAACCGGGGACCAGCTGCGCGCCTGAATCCGTGCTGAGCGCTCCGCCGTCTATGGTAGGCGTGGATGCATCAATGATGGCTCGCTGCTGGACGGTCTGTGCATTGGCGAGCTGCGACGCGGTATTTGCAACGCTCTGCGTCAGGTCAGATGGACGCACGGTATAGTAGAAATAATCCTTCGTGAAACTGCCATCGCCAACGTCGATGACGATCTTCATCTCCGTCAGATTGGCAGGATTATCTACGTTGAGTCCGATCGACAGATAATCGTCCGGCTGAAACGAAAATATGGTTCCACCTGACAGCGAACCCTCGGTGAATATTTCAAAGACATCCACAGTAACGCTCGAGACGTTTGGTCCTGTGAAGCCTCCCGCGGCAATCACGCGCAGCTGCGTCAGGTCCTGGCCAGGCGGTAGAGAGATGATGAAATCCTGCTTGGGAACATCATTAGTAAAGATCAGCGAAGGTGGAGTGAGAAATGTAGCTCCACCATCCAGCGAATAGGATATATTGGCGACTCCATCATTTTCCATCGCCGGATGAACCATCACCACCGACATAAGAACATGCAAATAGAGAACATTGTAAGGACCACTACCCGCAGCGAATCCAGTCCACTGAGTGCCCACCGTGGCGATGGGAACGCTAACGCCTTCGGCATACGTGTTTGGATTGCCATCGTAAGCATTCGCTATATTTATGAATCCATTGGTTGCCCCAGGAGTTGGAGAAATGAACGCTGACGGCTGCCGGCGCTCGAAGGTTCCCCCTGCGCCGAATGGATTGGCGATTGTCTCCGAGACGCTTCCCACGCCAGCAGTGACTTGATAAGAGATATCCGCACAGTTGATCGTCTGGCCAACAATGAGCGTTTGTGGAGACAGTACCGATATACTCGACACTCCTGCCAACTTATCCGCAGTGGTATGTGTGAGATTCGTTGATGTCTCAATGGAGATGGATCCGTCAGGGCCGGACGTAACGCTCCACACTAAACAACCTTCTGTGCCAACTTGAATGATGGACCCTCGGCGCAGCGCTGCCATGATGTTCTGCGTGTTGATAGAGGTGCCGGAATCCCCTGGGCCAGTCGTAAGGTTGGCTGGAACGATGACGCAGCGACCTGTCGTTCCTGAGAAGTAATAGATCGAGTTGATGGCAATGGCATCGAAACCTGCATAAACGTCCTGCACGAATGCCAACAGCGTTGGAAGTTCGGTGACGGTGAACGCCATCAGACGCTGATAGGATAGCGTCACCGCAAGGCTATATAAATTAGCGTTGGCAGGATCAGTAAGAACCGATGTGATTGGCTCAGTGACGCGCGTCCCAGCGGATATTGCTCCAGCTGTCCCGGCGGCTGCCCAACTCACATTGTCAGTATCAGCGAAGTATGCGACCTCGTCGATATAGGGAGCTGCGTCCGGTGCCGTCTGGGGCTCGGCAATACCGACCTTGGACTGTACGACTACTCCACCTGTAGGCGCGGAGAACTTCTGATAGTCAGCACCATTCGCCATATACAGGTAGGGAACAGGAGATGCGCCTGGGCGAACGGGAATCATGGTCGCGCCAAGCCCTCCAGGTGCGAGCATGCCTACCTGCGCAGCCGTATCAAGCCAGATGGCGTCGTTGACGTCGCGTGCAAGGTATCGTGGGATCTCATCGGAGTTGAGCGTCGTGTAGGAGCATAGGTCCGTGACCGCAGCGCCGCCAGTGATGAACTTTTGCGCCTGGCCTGGGCGACCCTCGACAGAATTACCTGAGTAAGAACGGATGTTCTGGGCAACGGGATACTTTGTAGGTGGGATGGCATCCGGCGCAGAGTTGATATTGATACCACCGAACTGATAGCGGAACCCGTCTTTTGGCCGCATGAAGTCAGCCATTACTCACCGCCTCGCAACGATTCCATTGGCTGGGCGACTGGATTCATCTGATTCTCGCGTTGTGACAGGCCAAGAATGGTGGAGGTGAACTCACCCAGCTCGAGCAGCTTGGAATTGTAGAGAGCGGCCTGAGCCATGAATCGCTGGAACAGTGGAATGGTCGCGGTGAACTCAGCCCCGCCCATCTTGAGCGCGGCGAGGTGTTGCGCGTAGTCGATAACGGCATCGAGGTCGTTGCGCGAAAGTTGAATAAAGTCAGTATTATTGACAGGCACAGGCGCGTTCATCACCACCATGGCAGTCAGTGAATAAGGTCCACCGGAGGGGGTATCCGCGGCTGGAGTGAGCGCGACAAGGTTCAGGCCGGAGTGCAGACAGGTAGATGGCTTAGCAGCGGCTAGAGTCTGCCAGGTGGCGTTGTAGAGGTCCGCAGAGCGCACAGAATCGATTTGCAGGGGTACCTTATCAACTCGCATCCAAAGCAGCGCAGGAGCGTCGGAGAGCAGCTTAACGCCCATCTGGTAGCGTTGCTCACAGTAGGCTGCCCGTAGGAGATCCTTAGCGTTCGATTCCCGCGAGAACAGGTCTGCCAATGCTCCCCACTTGATGACATGCGTCCAATCGTCGGCGATCGGCATGATCGTCGGAATGGCTGGATTGAGCGCATCGCCAGCGTTCACGGTCAGCAACTCATAGTTGCCGGCATATGCAGGAGGCTGGTTCGTATCGAATGAGATCGGAGGCTCGGCAGATTGCAGGTAGGTCGATGGCCGCGACACTCCCGTGGGAGTAATCGTATAGAACGGCTCGAAGGACTGCTCAGCCCAATCATCGTCAGCCCATACCGTGGACGGTGTACCAGGCAGGTTCGGCAGATATGCCATCCGGCGAATGTCGATGACCTTATCGTTCAGGGTAATGCGCCCAGCGACCGCGGGGACCGTCGAACGTGTCTGCGTGCACCCTGTTGCTGACAATATCTCATCCCGGCGCCGCTGCACCGCCTCAAGCAGATCGTCCTGAGTGAATTGCAGCGATGCGCCCGTCCATGGATCCCACGCAATGGGCTCGAGCAGGTGATACTGGATGATTGTGTAGAGGTCGCGGTCAGTAATTGTCAGAGGCCGCAGTGTGTTGGGCATATCGACTGTAGATGTAAGGTCGTACCAGGTAACTCCCGGCTGCGATGGAAAGATGAAGTCCCCACGCCAGAATGCAGTTAGAGCGTTCCACGTCCGTAATGCCTCTTGAATGTATAGTGTCAACTCGCTCTGCGACCAAAAGACCATGCCAGCATCGTACAAGCGGTCGGCGAGCTGCTGCCGAGCAAAGGTGAGGGTCGCGTATGTGTAGGTCGGCAATCACTATCCTCTTTATTTAGATGAACGCTTGGCTGCGATCTTTTTCATGTTCTGCGCGAAGATTGCTTCTTTCTTACGCACACCACCAGCTTTCTTACCAGCGGCAATCTTCTTCTCGGTCGCCTTGCCGAACTTACCTACCGTACCCTTCTCTTCCATCTTCTCGCGGGCCTCTTGGATGAAATGTTCAGCCACGTTTTCCTCCTCGCTTATCAGCGGCGTGCTTCTTCTCCATCGCACGTCCTTTTGCGGTTTCCTTGTTGCCGCGCATAGCTCCGAGTTTATTCATAACCATATAAGGAACTTTACTGTCGGAGCCATATTCTTTCTTGAGACGTTCCTCTAAGAAGCGAGGCATATATCAGCCTTTCCTGTTCTATTTAAGAAATTTATCTTGTTCTTAAGACCTTGACGATACTCCATAATATCTTGCGGAACACATTGAGTACCCTTTTTCCCTCGCACAAAATGCACATGAGTTTTCATGCTATTTCTTAATTCTAAAACTATTTCTGCTTGCGGTTTTTTGATAATCAGGTAAGGCATAACATCTACCAATAACTTCTCAAGAGTATTTCCAGTGGCATACCACATCCATGCATCCTTGTGTTTTATGGTCTTGCTTTCATAGAATTGAATATTTCCACCGTATTCATCGTGAAACAGTTTTAAAATTCTAGGATCACTCATACCAACCATTATCCTAGCCGTGAAGGAAACTTTATTTGTGTTCTTATGAATATTAAAGCATCCTTCTCCGTCAAGTATCCCAGCTAAGTATGCCTTTTCAATTTCCGACTTAGGCATCCGGTGCTCCCTTACGCAGTTGTCGATTGAACTCCGCGCATCGATCATCTTCTTCATTTCCACGAATCGAATTGCGCGGATCGCGCTCCTCGAAGTCCTCTACGCAATGAATGCGCGTTGCGAGTGCAGGACGCTCCGCCGCGATCTCCGATGGATAAGTCTTATCTCTTACTGGCCCAAATGGATTTGGTTCGTATGCCATGATGCCTCCTATTGAATCGAGATGACGTGCAATCCTGTTGGCGGCGCTGGCGTCGGCGGCGGCGCACCACCTGAATTAAGTGCCCCAGAATCCCATGCAGTGGAACCTGACGGACGCGCGCTGCCATTGATATCCGAACACATCGCTGCATACGTTCCACAGTAGGTAGATGTCAGATTATCTCCCAGGCCGATAGCTACGGAGCCAGTCTGTGGAACTCCTACTGAACTCAGCGTCGCTGTGACCGGAGCAAGCGATAATGCATCTCCAGCCGAACCTACACAGGACTTCCAGTTTGTGAACTGTCCGAACGTATAGAAATTCCCATTGCAGACGAAGGCGTTTCCACCGCCATTAGCGTACACATTTTTATTCGGAGAGAGCGATGCATAGGTGGCGACGGACAGAATCAACTGATTTGCTGTGGTCATCACGTTGTTTCGGAATACCAATCCAGTCAGATTTGTGTTGGTCCCGAAACATATCCCAGTGGTGGTGGTCGAGCAAATCATTGTATTGTTTACGATGATGCTGCCGGAACCACTGTAGATGCCGAAGATACCGTTGTTGATCGGCGCATCGGATATCCCGAGATTGTTAAAGAATGCTTGTCCTGAAATGCTTGCCTCGGAAGTTCCTGCTTCCTCAAATACGAATGCGGTGATGCAACTACCAGGGTCGGTTGGGCAGGCCGCATTTCCCCACGTTCCATCAAACTTATTATTATAGACTTGGAGCCCGCTGATGGAAGTATTCCCAGGAACTCCATAGAAGTGGAATCCCGCGATGTGATAACTGCCCGTGGTCGTTCCCCAATTCCCATTGTCATGCACATAATTGCCGTAAATTTTGACGTTGGATAGCGCTCCACCTGGAGAGCTGCTTGTGCCTCCTAAGACGATGGCATGAGGCACACGAGAAATATCGTTGTTGTAGATTTGTAAGTTAGATGCAGGCGCGCTGAATTGCAGATTGATGCACCATGGGCCATCGCTGAGAGTATTGTCGTGAATGAGAATATTGTTGCCTACGCCGTTTGCATATAAGCATCCGGCAACTTGCACGTCAGGAGTCACGTCCGTCGTGGACGTGTGATCATAGAGATGCGTGATTGAGTTGTGATCAATCTCGTAATCACTTGCTCCCGACATCTGAATGCCCATCGAGTTGAGCTGATTGGCTAATCCGCTGCCATTCGCTGTCGCAGTGAGATTCATGTTTGTAACGCGAACAAATGAACGTCCGCCAAGACTGATTGCACCGTTAGGATTCCACGCAGGGGATGTTAATAAATGCGCGCCAGATTCACCCATAAGTGTAATGACGTGCCCACTCGTTCCACTCTGACCGAAGGCAAACGCAAAATCATTGGCAGAGAAAGTTATCGTTCCGCACTGCACCACCACATCATCTGGAGCCAGCGTGGTCGAGAGAATCGTGGAGGTTGTGACGGTAGTATGCGTACCGCCATTACAGGTCTGCGAGGCTGCCGTCTGCGCCCAGTAGTAGGTAGTCGCATGAGCACTCGATGCACATAACAGAAACAGTGAAATCAGAATTATCCGTTTCACTGGTATGATCCATTGTAGGCCAACAAGAGTCCTCCGGTGAGCGCAACCGCTGTATCCGTTGCAGTATCCGTCGCGCGCGTCAATTTCATGTGCAGTATATAGCCTGCCGCGCAGCCTGTCGCGGTCACTGTGCCCGCTGTGGTCGAATAAGCCGCGTTCGCCACCGCCCCACCAGCGATCGTCACGGTGGTGAAGGCGTTGGCGACGTTATAATTCGGCGTGTCGGTAACAGTAGCGTTCGGGTTGGTACAGGCTGTCGCGATATTGAAGATGATCGTGTGTCCGTTCGTGGTATCGGTCGTAGTAAAGCGAATCTTGGCCGAATTAAATGAGGTGAAGTCGTCTGGGATGATCCAGGTTGCGTAGGCGATCTGGCCATCGGCGGCGTTGAGCGTGCCCTGAACGGTACCATTCGTTCCGTCAATCTTGGAGGTGGCGACCATTGGAGTGGTCACTGGGAGATCCCAGCCGGCGCCTACCGTGGTCGCGTTGTTTCCTGCGAATTGGAAGTACGCACGCTTGATCGGCGCGTTCGCAGTGTTCGTTCCACCGTTTGCTTGCGGGAGAATGCCTGACACATCGGCGGTCAGACTAACCGTAGCGCAGGTCGGCGTGTCGGACAGCGCACGGATGAACTGGTTGACACAAGCAGAAGGGTAGTTGAGCAACGCTGGCCAGTCGATGCCGCCTGTGCTGACTGCTTGCAACACACCGGAAGTATTCATGCGCACGCCCAAGCCATTGAAGGACGCCTCAAAGGGATTCATGGTTGAGGATGCGATGGCTCGGACGGCAAATAAGACTGGCGTGCCGGCTGAGGTCGATGCGATGTTCTCAGAGACAAGGAATCCTACCCGCCCAGAGGTCGTTCCATCCCAATTCCAACGCAGAGGATTGTCACCATTGTTGATGGTTGCATTGGTGGTCATCGCCGTGATGCTGGAGAGCGCAGATGGACCAGATGTGCCGGACGTTCCGCAGGACCAGGTATGCGTGGAGGTGTCATAGTTCAAGTGCTGTCCGCCAGTGTCTGTGCAAAGAGGAACAGATTTCCATGCGCCAGTCGCAGATGCAGTCGTCTGGAGAACCTGATCGGCGGTAGAGGTTGCTGGGATTGTGGTCGCACTGATTTCGTTGGCATTCAATACGCCCGAACCGGATGTATCAAGTGTCGCACCCGTGCCGACGTGCATCGTTGCAGTCGTGTTGGTTGAACTGGTGAGAGCACTGAACGCCACGCTGCCCGCGCCGTTGCAATTCACGCCGGTATTGGTCACTTCCACCTTGGAAGCGGCCACAGTAGCTTGCAAGCAGCCGCCATTCACCTGCGCGGTGCCGTCGAATACCGCCACGACTCGATCGTTGCCGTTATAGAAATGGAGATTATTGTTGGTCGTATCGAAAGCCATTTGTCCATTCGCTGCCACGGTGGCCCCGGCCGCTACGCGCATAGGAACGATGGAGGTAGCGGCTGCGAAAGTGTAGACGAACGCGCCCGAGGTCCCATTGGCATCTGTGCGGAAGCAGGTCGCGCAGCCGATGTCGCCGGTGGTCGTGTTTAATGTGACTGGAGCGGTCGCGCTGACCGCGAACGTGCCGGACAAGATTGGCAGGACCAGGTTCGGCGTCCCAGCAGCTGCCTGCGGAGTGATCGTTGCCGTGCCGGAAGTGTTCCCCGCGAATCCCAGTGTGCCAATTACGCTGGTCGGGATACCCAGCACGGGAGTCGAGGTGTAGGCTGGAGCTCCGGTGGTCCCGGCTGAGCGTCCGAACACCGTACCGCCTGCCGCGCTGGTCAATGCGAAGGTAAGCGCTGGAGTCGTGGTCGCGGTCGCCACACTCGAGGTGAATAATGGTGAGAGATTGCCCGCACTGAACGAGGTGATCGTACCGCTGCCTGGGCAAGCTCCGAATGCTGGGTCAGCGCCAGCACCAGCAGACAGCAGACAGTCATTAAGGGTTCCTGTTCCGAGTACCGTTACGGCTGAGGTTCCATTTCCAGCGATAAGTGCATGCGCAGTGAGCGTCGCCAAGCCCGTCCCACCGAGAGTAACTGGAGTAACTCCGATATTGATCGCGTTGAATCCACCACCGTTGATCGAGCAGTTGATATTCGTTGTCGTCGCGTAGCAGATCGAGTTGCCCGAGATAGCAGACGGAGCAGAAGAATTGACGATCCACAGATAAGGCAGCTTAACCGAGGTCGCTAAGCTCGCATCGACCGTGATTGCATTAGTCGCAAGCGTGGTTGAGCCGACCGTATAGGTCATCGGTGTGCAGGCGAAGGCTCCAGCGAGGTTATATTGGATGGAGAGCGCAGTAGAGGTGCAAGGCGTGCTCGCGCCAGTTCCGAGTGTCTGCACCGATGACCCGTTCCAATATTTTACGACGTTGCCAGTGGAGTTAAACCATTCGCGCCCCTTTTGGCCTGCCCCCCATCCAGCAGTGTTTGGGTCAGTCGCATAAGAAGGAATGCCCAGAGTTGGCGTTACGCCATGCACTGAATCAAAAGCCTCAGAAAACGTAAATGCTCCAATTCCATTAGGATCTAACGCTATGCCAAAAGCACCGTTTGCTGCGTTTACAAGGTCGTCTATCTGAAGCGGTCCACCCGTTTCTACTTCGCCGTTATGATAAAATTGAATACCTTGATCGCTTACTCCTGGTCCGGTGCCACCACCCCATTGAAAGAATGTATCTCCAGCATCGTTTATGAATAATTCCCAAAATTGTCCCGCGGCTCCACCAGTAGACGCTTTGTATACTTCATTCGTCCATACCTGCCCCCAAGGACCATTCTCATCTGGAGCACGCACCGCTAAAATTGCAGGGAATCCTTGAAAGGAAGTCCCTGCACCACTCCCAGATAAATCTAAGGTGGCTTCGGATGCACCGAGAGAACCATTTGAAAGATTCAAGGACTTCGCTGTGTTATCCCAAATCATTGCAGCATCGCCACAGAACGCGCCTGCACAGTTGAACTGGACACTTGTAGTTGGCATGCCGGGAGTGCCTATACCTCCACTGGCGCCGTTTGATGCAGCGGTAAGTCGTCCTTGCGCATCCACAGTAATATTCGCATTCGTGTAGGAACCTGGAGATACGGCTGTGTTGGGCAGATCAGCCGCTACAAGTAAGCACGGTGCAAAGGTCGTAGCGGCATTGCAGGTGCCAATGACGAGGTGTGAAGACTGGCCAGCTGTCGGCGTCACGGCGAGTGTACCATTCGAGGTTAATGGAGAATTCGCAACGGTGAGCCAGGATGGCATCGTCAGGCCAATACTGGTCAGTCCTGTGCCTCCACCACCTCCACCACCGCCGGCCTGCGTGAATACAACAGAAACAGTGAATACTTTGGCAACCCCACCTGCGGTCGCCGTGCGCGTGTAGAGATAATCACCTGCTGCGAGGGTCGTGTTCTGGAGAGTCATCGCGCAGGTGGTTGTTCCATCAATGCCCAAACTGCCTGTTGCGTTGGAACAGGCCAGGGCTCCTACTGCGCCAGTCGTAAGCGTGGAGGATACAAGGTCAACGGATGCTCCCCCACGAATACGCGAGGCGATCGTTGTGGGCGTGCCGCCATCAGCGGTCACATCTACCTCAATCACTGTCGCATCATCTGTGATTTCGCATTGAATGGTCTGCGGTGCAATCTGAGCGTTAGTAAGGGCAGATCCATCATCGGAACCTGCACGCATAATGCAGACTCGTCGGCCTACGCCTGACCCGCCTCCAGATCCTCCCAGAGTAATATCGGATATCGTTACTGGGCCGGGGAATGCGATCGGAGTCCCGCCAGACATATTGACGTCATATCGCCCATCATTTGCGTAGAAGATCCACTGGCCATTCGTGTTCGCGGTGAATGGATTAGCAAGCGGAGTGTTGTTCTCATCAGAGTAGATCGTTGCGAGCCCGCCACCATGGTTATAGACGTAGATGGTGCATTGTGGGAACGATTCCTGCGCGAGCGTGGTGGACATCAGACCGGACAGGATGACTTGTTGATTGCCATCCTCGCACCAGCCATGCGCGGCTTCGTTGGTCGCGTGCGCAGGCGCTGCGGAGAATAGCAGCAGTGGCAGCAACCACAATAGATGTAGGAATCTTCGCATTCAAGCCCACCCTCGCTGAGTAATTTCGCTCATTATATCGTCCACTTTATGTCTGCCGTAGATTAGTGGAAGATGAGTTTCCTGAAATAGAATGCTGGGAGGCACCCATGCCGATGCCATCGACTCCTCGAATGAGATATATCGGTCAGGCGAAATGGAATTGCCGCGCGGGCGCCAGAATATTGCCGTCGGAGTGTTCAGGTAGGTAGATACGATGCCCACGCCGGCTTGGTAGGAGATGACAAATTCAGCGTTATTAGTAATGGAGAACAGTTCACCGAGTTTCGTATGGCCGATTTGATTGTTCCAGTAGGAACCGTCGCCATTGAGAGCGGTGCTAATGAACAGATCATAGTAAGAAGAATCGTATGGCGCACCGACCACGACGATATTCAATCCGAATTCATTGTGGATGCGTCGTCCGAGGTCAATCCACTCCTGTGGCTTCCACATCATCCCGCGATTGTGACCATTGACTGTGTTTCCTTGTAGCGGACCTGGATAGAACACGGCGTAAGGGCCAGCGGAAGCGATTCGCTCGGCTGCTGCGCGTTCCTTGTAAGTGATATCGAAGTGTTTGAAGATATCCCAGTCGATCTGATGATTCGGCAGCCAATCCTCAAGGCGGATTCCACGCTCAAGGGCAGCGTTGGGGATTAGCGCACAGACCTGCTCTCCCTTGAACTCATACATACCGTCCTCGACGTAATTAAAGTAACCGTCTGGAGTGGTCACGGGATCACCAAGCAATCCCCAATCGCGCATCTCTACAGAGTTGACAAAGTCAAATCGCCGCAGGAAGTCCAGCGCGCGTGTTTCTATTTCACTGTCGGTCCCGGCAAGGTAGATATCAATGGGACCGGATGGATCATGCTGGTCGCGCACGCTTTTTATCTTGTGCAGAGCCCATACAGAGTCGCCTATCCCGGTGGGAAGTATGAACTTCATAGATCCGCCCGATGGAGGAGAATGGATCCGGTCCAAGTGTCCTCAAAGGTCGCCCAGTGGTGCATCACCGAACCTCGGACGGAATAGGCAGCCATCATCGCAGCGGCTGCCACGACCATATCGCGCGAGTCGTCAATGAGAATCCATTCAGAACCGGACTCGCAGGCTAGGCGCGTATCGTTGAATGCGTTGTTGAAGGAGTGATTGCCATCCACATGGAACAGATCCACGCACGGTACCGACTGCAAGGTCATGCTGTCTTGCAAGATGAACTCATGCGACTGACCATTCTTCTCCATCAGATCGCGCGTGTAATCGATTAGATGAACATCGTCTCCACGATCCTTTGAACCATCATCGATGCCGATGTAATGCGCGCCAGGAGAAGCTGCAAGGAACGCACGAGCTGCCGTACCGGCGCCGACGCCTATTTCACAGATCGTTCGTGGTTGAATAACATGCGAGACAGCAAACTTGAAGCACGCATAGCCCCGGCGGAACTGTTCGGTCATCAAGTAAGGGAACTTGAGGTCCCATTCCGGTGAGTCGGGACGGTGGTCATAGTCCAAAGTTGGATAGAGATCACGAATTTGACGCGCTGCACGAACCAGCTTTGAACCGAAAATGGTATCTTCGGTACCAGCTGGGATCAAACCGAACTCTGCAAGGATGGTTGCAGTCTCGCTCACGATTTTCTCCTTGTGGTTAGATAGACTTCTGGTGCGCCGACTGCTTCGTTCATATGGGAGGCGTCCTCGGCGATGATTTCATGGCCTGCGTCTGCTATTACTTGTTCGACCATGCTGCGAGTTGGCCAGCTTTCGTGCCATTCAGTACCTATGTCCATCGGCTCGCGATCATTGGGAAGAATGTGCTGAGTGAACAGGGCATATCGTCCTACTGAGAGGATGTTGCGCAGGCAGACCGGCCAGTCAGTTAGACTGAAATGCTTGAGCACGGAGAAGCTGCACACGAGGTCAGCGGATACGCTCAGATGTGCGGCGTTATGAATATCTCCTTGGATAAAGGAAAGAGAAGGATTTCGCACGCGTGCGTAGCCAAGCATGTGAGCGTTCTTATCGAGTCCAATGTATGGATGGGTGGGACTGAGAAAGTACGGCACCCACCCTGTACCGCAGCCGCACTCGACGATGGTCTGGATAGGAAACTGTCCTTGGAGTGCTGAGATTTTATAAGCGTTCCGCTCTCCACCTGCTCGCCATGATGGTTCCTCGGCGGCAATCCGCTCGGGCGTGTACCACTCGGAGATATCAGGGAAGGTGATGGCTGTGCTCATTTGTGAACCTTGTAATGTTCGAGCGCAGCGACCACAGAATTCACCGTGTGCTCAAGGCCGAGTGACTCGTTGCGGAACAGTCGCATCGTGGGATAGAACGGTGAGTCCATTCGCTTAAGTAGAAATGGCCACGAGGAGCGGCCGGGGAGCATCAGCCAGGTAGGCTTGCCCATCGCCCCTGCCAGATGCGCGACACCTGTATCTACGGTGATAACGAGATCGAGATTATCGATGATTGCAGCAGTATCTGACCAATCCTTGATAGCTGGTTCTAACACGATGACCTTATCCTCGGTGGGCAAGGGCTCATCGTATTGCAACGATACCCACTGAATACCGGCAGGCGTGGACGCTTGCAGAAGTTGGCGTGCTTGGGACTTCGAGAGTGTTTTGTACTTGCGCGGATAGGCGCCCTCACCTGCTTTTGTGCAGATGCCGACCAACGGAACACCGGACGAACGATCAATGCACATGCTACGCAGATGAGATTTGTTGGCGTCGGCGAACACGTACGGTCCATGCCAGAGATGCATCGGAGCAGTTGCGCCAAAGCGATGCGCTAAACCAAGTAAGGGGACGAAGTAATCAAAGTCAGATGGATTGACCGCCCATTGATAGTTATGATTGGGAATGATTTCATCGATATAAGGATTGTTACGAAGTAAAGGTGCAAGCAGGTGTGGGCACACGTATGAGACGCGCGCGCCCTCCCGCTTCAAGCGCTCCATCCAGCGCAAGAAAATGAGGTTGTCACCGAAGCCACCGCCATCGAGCACGAGAATGCTCTTGCCTGCGAGTGGCTGATGCGGTCCTTCCCACAGTTTAATGATCTGCGTCAGCCATCCCCAGTCGGCGTGATAGTGCTCATGCAACGGCCAACCATCTTCCCATCGTCCCATGCGAATCAGCGCGTCGGAATAGGTGCTGCCAACCAATTCGTTGCATGGGTCCATGTCGAAGGCTTCCTTAATGATGACGAAAGCATCATCGAATCGGCTGAATGTCTCGAGAATGATGGCTAGATTGAGCAGAGTGGAGGAGTTCCGCTCGAGCGATACAACACGCTCGGCTGCGATGAGAGCTTCGTGATCGCGCTGGCAGACGTAGAGAGCAGAAGCGTAGTTGGAAATGTCCAGCCAATCATCAGAGGGAGCAAGAGAGAACTCATCGACGATGCGCAGCGCCTCGGCGGTGGACATCATCTTCTGCGTGCCGTAGGCGGTTTCGTATGGACGCGGGACGAGTGCGATCGGTACGTCGGGCATGGCAAATTCCATGCGTTGGAAAGTGAGTTCGTTATCCGCCATAAGGTCCTGCGACTCCAGCAAGCGTGTTGTAGTAGCTGAAACCGGTCGTTCCTAGCATTGGCTCGCGTATACTAAACCAATTATCGA